TTGATAAAATTATGGAAGCAATGCAACCAGAATTTGAAGACGAAGAACCTATCAATCCTTTTGATTTCTGGGCAGGTGCTAATTTTAAACTCAAAATCGTAAAGAAAGATGGGTATTGGAATTACGACAAATCAGAATTTGATCGTGTAGCACCTCTACTGGATGACGATGATGCTCTTGAGACCATTTGGAAGAAAGAGTTTTCTCTGACTGCAATTACTGCTCCAGATCAATTCAAGTCTTATGAAGATCTTGAGCGTCGTATGAATACGGTTCTTGGTGTTAAGAATTCATCTCCTACTCGTTCTCGTGCAGTAGTTGAACAGGAAGACGACCTTGAAGAGTTTGTTCAAACTCCAACGCCTCAAGATCGTGTCGTAGAAGAATTGGAACAGTCTTATGCTCGTTCAAAGACTCCTTCTCTTCCTAAAATTTCTTCCGATGATGATGACGAAGATGATGCTCTTTCATATTTCCAGAAACTGGTTGATAGTTGATTACAGATAAATCTTAATATTATCTGCAGTCTTTAAGGTTTCGGTTTTAAATTGACCGGAACCTTTTTCGTATTTCATAATATCATCCATATCATCAATAATAATATTTAAATATTTTGGTTTAAGTAAAAATATATTTCTTTTATTCTCTTCAATTTTTTCTTCATATTCGTAATTTGTGATTGGAACTACTGGATATATTGTAGAATATCCTGAAACAAATTCATCGTAATATGTAAGTGAATAATTTTCATCTACTTGTAATCCTTCTTGCACTAAAATTGTTCCAGAAGTATTAGTTGCTTTGACTGTTTCATAGTGATGTATTCCATTATATATTCTATTATAAGTATCTGTTTCAGAATCTCCAACAACTTTATATTTTTCAAATAAGTAGTTGTCAAATGAAGTTTGAGTTAAGGGCCATTCTGTTTGTATATTAAGAATATTGTTAGAAATTAAAACAATCCAATCTAAATTCGCATCTCCATAATATTCAAAGGCAACATTGTCAGGTCTATCGTCACCAATTATTTTATATTTTTCAAAGAACACTAAATTCTTAAAAATATCTGGTCTAATTTTTCCTCTTTTAAAAAAGTTTTTAACTTGGATATAGTCTCCTATTTTTGAGTTAGGAAGTCTATTTACATATTCAAAATCTGGAACTTTTCTAAAATACTGATTTGCCATTTTAGTAACCTATATTAGTATCTATTGATTTTCCATCAAGGTTTCCATAGTCATCATTAAAGATTGGTTCAAGTTCTTGGAACTGCATACTAATTTCATAAGAAGTCATCATACCATCAGCAAAGGTCATATAATTTCCTTCTGGAGTATAATTGACAGTAAAAGATTGTAAAGCACACTCTTTAATTAGATTTAAATATGAGCTATCTTCTTTTTTATGTAGATACCTAATCTTAAATGTATGAGGTGCTTTTAAGAATAATTGAGATTGTGTTCTTTGTACCGCCATACCTTGTTTAAAAAATCTTATAATCTGGCGGATTTGATCTCTGTCTTTAGTGCCTCTTGCTGATAACTTAAAAGTAAAGTTAAAAGGTCTTAGTGTTGGACCTGAGAACAGTAACTCCATATTTGGGTTAAATACAGCACCTTTGGTTCTTGATAAAATATTAGATTTTCCAACTGCTTGAGATGTAAAAATTGCCGCTACTCCAGTTCTAAGATCTGAAGAACTTTTTTGTACATTTCCTAATTGTGTTCCGGCAGTATCTGCTGCTGCACTAGCACCCTCAGTAATAAATGAATTTGCAAATTCTGCTAAACTTTTTTCTAAAGGAGTCATTTCATCACCTCCCCAAGTCACTGCATTAGTATCCGAAATACCACCTGGTATTGGTAAGAAAACTTTTCCAATTATCCTCGAAGTATAATTACTTCTTTCACCTAAACTTCCTAAACCTTGATTTGCAGACGTATTTATATTTCTTGGTTCATATCTTAACATATTAAATTGTATTACATCTTGATAATCAATTTGAAGATCTGCTGGATATCTTAAGTCTTGTGGAAAATTAAATCTTGAAAGTGTTTTTGATTTTTCTAATTCTTCTCCCAAAGCACGTTGAGATTCTTCTGCATTTACTGTGTCTGATGCCTGGTTTTTAGAACTTGCTGCTAACTGTTTTTGGTCTTCATTTGATAATGGTTGGGATGCTTTTTGTGCAGAACTTGAAATTGCGTTTTGAGTATCTGTTTTTAAAGCACCTTCTTTTAGAGATTTTTGTGCATCAGCGCCAAAAATAGGTTTTCCATCTATCCCATTTTTGAAAGTCCAACTAGCACCTCCATTAGAAGTTTCTGCTGCCTGAACAAAATTTTTTATTCCCGGAATAGTTGAATTGTTATAAGCAATATATGATTTTTGTGTCCCCGCAATTAATTTTCCGTTATTATCTACTTGATATTCAGTTTGAACATAATATTCTAATGGGGTTCCTTGAGATCCGACTTTTGTGATAGATGGTTTGCTTTCTATCAATACTCTTCTTGCCATTAAAATTTATCTCCATTTTGAATGGGAATAATTATCTCAATTTTTTGTAGAGTATGAGACATTTATATTGATAGGAGTTTTTTATTTATTTAGTAAGGAATTTTGCATAAGGAATTGAAAGCATTTCATCAAGCTCTTCGTATCTAACAATGTGAAGTTTTCCTGCAACTTCTTGCCAGGTGTATTGTCTATATTTTCTCCAATGAAAATTAATTCCCCTAAATCCCCAGGGTTCTATTGAGGTGCAGGCAATTAATGGGTGTTGATCATATCTAAGATTTGGTGTTTTCGCATTGTAGATAAATGTATAAAATTTTCCTACTTCTGGATATAATGCTTCTTCTTTCAATACATCTATAATAATTATCATCAAGTCTTCAGGATCATTTGATCCTTCTTTCTCAATTCTTTTTTTAATCTCTCTCATCCTTGGAGGTATATTGAGATATTGCCCAAAACCTTCTGCCATTTAGAATAAATCTTCTTCTGTGATTATTTTAAATTCTACCATTCTATCCGCACACCATTCTTTTGCTGCACTCCATTTTGCTTGATTTATCGCATAGGTTTTACATTCGTGCAGATATGATTTTGTTACTCTTGATCTTTGTTTGGGTGGAAGAGTTTGTTTTTTCGGCTTTACTTCAACCACATATGTCTTTATATTTCCAGAGTCTTCTTTTACTTTAATTAAGTAATCTGGAAAATATCTATGCACACGATTATCTACAGGAGATATGTAATTTACGCAAAATTCTTCTGATGCCCAAGATATAATACTTGGGTTGTTATCGCACCAATAACAAAACTTCCTTTCCCAATTACTTCTGCAGATTATATTTGAGGGATCACCTTTATATTTTTCAGGATATGATGGTTTGTATTTGCTTTTAATACTTTCTGCCATTATCCTTACTACATAATATATACGATTAAAAATATTTATAAATGGCAATTTCTACGCCAAAACCAAGAAACGTATCTGAAATAAAAAGTGCTATATTGCAACCTGCAACTACTTCGCACTATGATCTTTTCCTTTCAGTTCCTACTCCTCTCTCATCTATAATGAGTAAAAATGGAGTGAATTTTGGCGTCATTCAGGATAAACTTCAACTTGCTTGTAGTGAAGCTACTTTACCTGGATCTTCTTTAGCAACTCTTGAAATTAATAATGATTATACAGGAGTTACTGAAAGACACGCATATCGTAGAATATATGATGATAGAATAGATTTGACTTTTTATGTTGATACTTCTTATACTGCGATTAGATTTTTTGAAACTTGGATTAAATTTATTATGAATGAGAGTATTTCTGGTGGTCCCAATAATGCTCCAGTAGGTCTTAAATCTCCAAATTTCTATTACACTACTAGATACCCGGAAGAATATCAATCACAGTTTAGTATTGTTAAATTTGAAAAAGATTATAAAACAAAACTTACATATACTTTTTTAAAGGCATATCCAATTAGTATATCTTCTATGCCTATTTCTTATGATTCTTCTTCTCTACTTAAATGTACTGTTTCTTTTGCATACACTAGATATTTTGTTGAAGAACTTAATGGATCTCCTCCTCCAACCGATGACCAAAATCCCCAGTCTTCTCTAAATAACCCTCTAGAACAAGCAGGATTTAATGTTGCCGCTTATCAGGGACTTGTTAATCCAGAATTTGGAGTAGATACAACTGGTGGATTGAGCATTCAAAATGCTTTATCTTCTGGAAATTCTCTTCAAGTTTTTGAGGGTGAAGAAATTATTGGTGCAGTAAATTCTAATTCTCGTTTTGTTGAATCTGGACTTCCATATGTTGGTAGGAACATTGGTCCATTAGCACGATAAATAATCACACCTGAAAAAATTATAGGACATTATGCCTTTACCAAAGATTTCTGCACCAACTTATGAACTTGAGTTGCCATCAACTGGAGAAGAAATTAAATATAGACCTTTTTTAGTTAAGGAAGAAAAATTACTTGTTATTGCTTTAGAGAGTGAAGATATTAAGCAAATTACAACAGCAATTAAAACTGTTATAAAGAATTGTATCTTAACCAAGAATATTAAAGTAGAATCATTACCAACTTTTGATATTGAATATTTGTTCCTAAATGTTCGTGGTAAATCTGTTGGAGAAGAACTTGAAGTTAATATTATTTGTCCAGATGATAATGAAACTCAAGTTCCTGTAAAGATAAATCTTGATGATATCAAAGTTCAAAAAAATGAAAATCATACAAATAGAATTAAACTTGATGATTCTATTATGATGGAAATGAAGTATCCTTCTCTAGATCAATTTATTAAAAATAATTTTGATTTTAGTGAAAAAAATGCAATGGATCAATCGTTTGAACTAATTGCATCTTGTATTGGTGCAATTTTTACTGAAGAAGAAGTTTGGACAACATCTGATGTGACTAAAAAGGAAATGAATGACTTTTTAGAATCAATGAATTCTTCTCAATTTAAAGATATTGAAAAGTTTTTTGAAACAATGCCGAAACTTTCTCATACAATTAAAGTTGTAAATCCAAAAACTAATGTTGAAAGTGAAGTTGTTCTAGAAGGGTTAGCATCTTTTTTCGGGTGAGTATGGTCCATATGGATCTTGAAAATTACTTCAAACTTAATTTTTCGTTGATGCAATATCATAAATATTCATTATGGGAAATTGAGAATATGATTCCCTGGGAAAGGGATATCTATGTTGGATTATTGCAACAACATCTTGAAGAAGAAGAGTTAAAACAAAAACAGCAGATGAGCAATGCCCAATTCTAAAGCAATAAATGCTTCTAAATTTTTTGGTAAGGATAGGTATGAACATTACCTAAATGAACTCCTTACAGAAAACACTATTGGTGGGCAAAAATTATCCAAACAAGAATTAAAAGAAGGTTTTTCTAAAAGAAAAAATAAAATAAGTTTTGAACAATTTATTGATAAAATTGTAAGTACAAAAACTGCAAAATCGTCAGTTGCTTTTTCTGGAAAAAGTCCTCCTCCTTCACCTTCTGCAAGTGGTGGAAATGGACTTAGAAAAGGTTCTCTTATACGATCTTCCTCTAATCAGATTCAAAAATACATAGGAATTTCGCAAAAAACTGGAGAAGGTGTAGAAGAAAATATATCTGCAATTGTAAAGTCTGTAATTTCAATTGCAGATATTGTTGTAAAACAAAAGAAAATATCAGATGATGCTTCTGCTTATGAAAAAAGAAAATCAGAACAAGAGAAAAGAGGACTTGCTGAAAGTAAGTTAGAAAAAAGATTTGAAGGTTTAAAAAAAGCAGCAGAAAAAATAATTGCTCCAGTAAAATCTTTACTAGATAAAATTCTTCAATTTTTTACTACGGTAATACTTGGAAGAATTGTTTATAAACTTGTAGAATGGTTGGGCGACCCCAATAATGCAAATAAAGTAAAATCAATAATTAGATTTTTGGGTGATTGGGGTCCAGCAATTCTTGGTGGATTTATTTTATTCGGAACAAAGTTTGGAAAAAGTATTAGGGTACTAACAAATATTGCATTATCAGGAATTGCAAAACTTGCAAAATCAATTCCTGCTCTCTTAAGATTTGCAAAAAGTAATCCAAAAACTGCTCTTGCAGTCGCTGCAGGTGGATATGCTGCAACTCAACTTGCACAAAGAGCATTTAGTGGTGAGGATCAGAAAGTTGAAGGACGTGCTGGTGGAGGAATTATAAGTGCGCCAAAGTTTTCTGGTGGAGGGTTTAATTTTTCTGGGTTATTGGGAGGTGCTAGAAATTTCTTTAATGGAATGGTAAGTGGTGAAAAGGGAGTAGATAAAATTCCTGCTTGGTTAAGCGACGGTGAGTTTGTAATGTCTCGTGGTGCTGTTCAGAAGTATGGTGTTGATACTCTGGAAGCAATGAATGCTGCTGGTGGTGGAACAAATAAACCTACCTTTAAAAGTGAATCTGTTTATGCTGCTGGAGGAGGATTGGTTGGTGATATACCTCTTTATTCTACTTATGGCGCAAATCCTAATGATGATACTCTCAGAAGTGCTGCGAGAGCTTTTAGACAATATGGAACAGAAGAGGACCTATTTAAGGCATTTAAAAAATTAAATGGAGTTCCTGATTTTGAAAAAATGGTTGGTGGTGAAAATAATTTTTCTAGAATATTTGAAGGGCATCACGGCGCTGATGATGCTCTTGATGCTATTCGTCAATCTGTAGCAGATAAAATAAAAGCAGTTAATAATCCACAACCAGGATCAGTAACAAAATCAATATCAGCGTTACAGAATGCCGAAAATATATTATCAGAGCAAATCAAAAGTAATAGATCTTCTTTAAGAGAAACTGGATATAGAATGGGCACAAGACCAACTCCACAATCAAGATTTAGACCTGGAGATTTTAGAAGATTTTCTTCATTACAAAATAGATTTAATTACAATCCATTTAGAGGTCAATCAAGTCCTCTTTCACCTGATTATTTCTTAAGAGGACAATCAAGTCCTCTTCGTATGACGCCACCAACACCCACAAGTAGTGCTATTGTTCCTTATACTGGTGGTGCTCTTGCTAGAACTAAAGTTCCTGGGGGATTGGGTAATCTTAAATCTTTTGGTATTGAACTTTTGTTAAATTATTTAATGCAAAGTGGATTGGATTATGTGGAAGCAAAGAGACTTGCTTCTAGCATTGAAAAGGCAAGAAAAGAAACTCCAGAAAAACTTACAAACAGAATAGAAAAATTAAGAGAACTTGTAGACAAAGAGGAAAGATACCAAAAAAGTTTTGGTGGAATATTAGATAAAGTTATTAAGATGGGGGGAGAGACTGGTTCAGAGAGATTATCAAGACAGGCAAGAACAATGTTGGGCGGATTGGGCGCTAATGCATATCAAGGTGGTGCAATCAAAGGTGGTTATGGATTGAAACAGCAGTCCTTTAAGGATATGCCTAAAACTCAAATAATGACTGATGATAAGGGAAGACCCTTTGTTGGTTATAAAGCAATGAGAGGTGGTAAAGTTGTTTATGTTAGAGGACCTCAAGCAGGAACATCTAACCCACTTGAAGCACTTGGAAGAATGATAAATCCTGGTGCGTATAAAAATATTGATGCTATTAATGCAAGAAAGAAATACGAGGAAGCATCTAAAGGAAATATTTCTTCACTGAAAGCAAGAGGTGCAACACAAGCAAATATTGCAAAAAAACAAGCAGAATTGAATAAAAGAAAACCAGTATCTCCACCAATAAAACAAAAACCAAAAGTAGTAGTTGCTGGTGGTGGAATGGGAGGTAGAAGAGGTAGTGGAAGTAATCCATCCACCTCAAAAGTGCCTAATTTTAACGCTTCTACAAAAGGAATGCGTTCAAAACAAGAAACTCTTGGATTGATGAGGTAAGATAAATGGCGATTAATCCTCAAAAGTTTTTACCTTCTTCAAAAGGAGGAGCACTAACAAAAATTAATAAGAGTATTGTTCAAACATCTTCAATTGGATTTTCCGATAAAACAATTAATAATTTTAGTATTGTTCGAGTTAAAGTTATTCAAATAGAAGATATTCTAAAAGGATCATTAGCATTAGAAAAGAAAAAATTAACTGAAGAAAAAAAGAAAGATAGTTCTAAAAGACGTGAAAAAATAGAAGAAAAATTAGAAACAAAACCAAAAGTAGAATCAGGTAGAATCAAAATGCCCAGTCTGCCTAGAATGGGATTCTTGGATTGGGTAAAGAACTTTATTGGTAATGTTATTCTTGGATATTTCGCGGTTAGATTGGTAGATCATCTACCTAAAATAATTCCTATTGTTAAATTTTTAGGAAAAGCAACTGATTTGATTCTTGGTCTTGGCGGAAAACTTTTAGACGGTCTTGCTACTTTTGTTGATTGGGGATATAAAGCTGTTGATTTTAGTCGTGGTTTAGTAGGAAAAACTTTTGGTGAAGATGCATTAAAGAACTTTGATAAACTTACAAGTGAGTTCCAAAAGTTTATGAATCTTGCCATCATTGTTGGAATGGCAAGTGCTGATTTTGGAATGGATCGCCTAAAGGGTAGAGGTGCAGAAAAGGCAGCAAAAAAAGGAGCAGGAACACTTGCTAGAAGAGGTGTTGGTAGAGCAGCAACAAGAGCTGCTGCCCGTTTAGGCGGAAAGGGTGCTGCAAAATTAACTGCAAAAGTTGGTTCTAAAGCACTTAAAGCAGTTCCATTTTTAGGGGCTGGACTTGCTATTGTTGAAGGTATAATGAGAATTCGTGATGGTGATTATGTAGGTGGATTGCTTTCTTTTGGAACTGCTATTCCTGTTGCAGGATGGGCATTTTTAGCACTTGATATTGCTCGTGAGTTTATGGGTGGGAAAGAGTTTGATAAATCAGTTGGAAGAGCATTTAGTGGAAATTCTGGATTAACTGATAATCAAGTTCAAAAGAGAACACCTCGTTTTTCTGGACCTTCAATCGTCACCGGACTTGCTAATGGAGGATTAACCCGAAGTGGAAAAAGACGAGGAAGGGTAAGAAGAAAATTAACAAGTTCTAAAAAAGGAAAATATAAAAGAGCATTGGCACCTAAAAAACCAGGAAGGGTTGATGTAAATTCTCCTGGTTCTGCTATTGGAGGAGAGGAAAAAATATTAGGAATATTCCCAAAACCAAAACTTCCTGATGTTATGAATCCATTTAAAGTGATTGAAAATTTTGCAAAAAATACCACTGGTAGTGATTATTTTGGTCCAATTTTTGGAATTGCTTCCAAGTACTTGTTAGGACAAAAACCAACGCAGCAGGACTATAAAAATGTCGGTTTGGGTATTAATATGTTGGTTTCCAAGGGTATAGATGATGGTAAGTTGAAGGGAGGTCTTGTTGCTGCATTTGCTGAAGGTGGATTTGTTGATCCAAAAACATTAGAGGCTATTTCTCAAGGTGGTGATATTAGTGATTGGGTTGCAAAGGCTTTTAAAGATGCAACAGAAACAAATGCCCAAAAAACTTTGAGAGAACTACAGAAAAATTTGAATCTTAAGAAACCTGGAGATGAAAAAACACCACCAAGTCCTGATGATATGGGAGAAGGTGGTGGTGTTCAGGTTTCTAGTGATAGTGAAGATTTTTGGTTGCTTGCAACTGCTGCTTTATTTGAAAACTCTGATCCTCAAGGTGCTGCAGATGCAGCACAAGCAATTTATAATAGAGTTGCTATGCCGGGTGATCCTTGGAATGTTGATAATAGTATCAGAAAAGCTATTTTAAATCCTGGACAATTTCAACCAGTTTCTGATTATGGCGGTGCTTCTGTTTGGGGTAGAATTAAAACAAAGGAAGATGCCTTGAGATTCATAAAAAATTATGGAAAGTCTCAAGCACAGTTAGAAACAGTTGCTGCAGCACTATTGGATAAAAATAAACAACAAAGTGCAAGACAATTTGTTGGACCAAGAGATAGTTTTAGATCTTATGATTTTGAAAATAAAAAAAATCATCTTGCAGATGAAACTGAAGTTAGAAGACTGGGACACGCATTTGGTTTTGAACCAAGAGGTTCAACAATTGGAATGTTTAAATCTGGGCAATTAAGTGCTGCTATGGTTAATGCAAATATAACTGGAAATGTAAATCTAAAACCAGGTGATGGAAAATTCATTCAAGGTAATTCTGGTGCATCTGAAGGAAATCATTTTCACATCGGTACAAATAAACCTGGAGATGGTTCTGGCGTAGCAGCTGCTGGATTTAATGTAATTAAAAACTTCTTAGGTAAAAAATCAATTTTTGTAGGAAGATCTAAAGAATTTATACCCGCAAGTGCTACAGATGAACAAATAAGAGGATATATTGCTAGAGGACAAAGAGCACATAGAAAAACGGAATTAGATCTTCAAATTGGAGGAGTAGTTGGACCCGGAACTAAAGTTGCATTTCCTTTAGCACTTAAAAATATGAAGTATAGTGATACTGATGGTTATGGAGTATCTGCTGATATTGTTGGAACAAATGCATTTGTTGGGCACGGAAGGTATAAACCTGACGGGACACTTGCTCCTCAACAAGGAGGGACACGATTTAGTATGGGTGCTCCAGATTTTTATGCATTCAGAGGAAAATCTTTTGGTATTGTTCCTAAAGGTGGATTGAGATTAACTCTTCACGATGGGGAAATGTTTAAGGTTATTGATAAAGATTCTGTAAATCTACTTGGATATGATCTCACAAAAGAAATTATTGATATTGAAAATCAATCTCAACTTATAGCAAAAGCACCATCAATTATAGAAAAATTAAAAGTAATTTCTGGATACGCTGATTATGAACAACCCTATTCAAAACCAGAAGTTGTTTATGTTCCTACTGTAATTCTTGGAGAAGTTTATGAATCTTCTGGTTCGCCTGGAAGTTTAGTATCAATGGTTGATGTGGAAGAGTCTGATCCATTTGATTCTCTTTATGTTGGTGGTTAAATATAATTAAGAGGTAATAACAAATGGTAAATTTAATAGCAACTAAATCTGCTGAATCTTCTTATATACAAAGACTAGATGTAGTTTCTAATAAGGATCAAAGTAAAACTGCTAGTATCGTGAATGGTGCTGTTCGTTTAATGTATTATGAAAGCATCCTTCAAGATAGTATTAAAGCAACTTATACTTTTGCTGATACTGGAAATTCAGTTGATGATAAAACAGTAGTTGATGGTTTGCCTATTGTTGGCCAAGAAAAAGTATATTTAAAATTTACTGATAATAATGAAAAAACTTTAGATTTGGTTCTTTATGTGAATAAGGTTTCTCCACTTTCTGAAGACACTACAAAATCTATGATTCAGTTGGAATTAGTTTCTAAAGAATTTATTATGAATGAAAAAGTTAGATTGAATGAAAGATTTGATGGAAAAATTTCCGAACATATTAAAAGGATTTTGACTGATAAAAAATATCTTGCAACAGATAAGAAATTAGATATAGAGGAGACATTTAATAATTATAATTTTATCGGAAACAACAGAAAACCTTATTATGCTATGAATTGGTTATCTAAAAAATCTGTGCCTAATTTTTCTGAAGCAAGTGGAAACACTGCTGGATATTTTTTCTTTGAAACAACAGAAGGATTTAAATTTAAGTCTATAGATTCTTTATTAAGTCAAGAAAAGAAAAAGTCTATTATATTCAATCAAACTCCAGACTCTAGAGGAGATAATATTCCCTCTGGGTATGATGTTAAAGCACTTGATTATTATAAAGATAATCGGGTCGATGTTCAAGAAAAATTAAAAATGGGTGCATTTTCTACTCGAACTGTCTTATTTGACCCATTTAATTGTTATTATGAAGTTATTACTCCTAATGCAAAAGAAAAAGAACAATCTTTAAAGTTGGGTGGAAAAGAACTTCCTACTTTGAATCCAGAGTTTAATAGGGAAGGTAGTAATAAAGAATTTTCTAGAACTACTTACTACTTATTAGATAAAGGTACATTGCCTTCGGGTAATACTAAGCAACAACTTAGTAAATCTAAAGAAGAAAATTTTGAGTATAAAAACATATTAAATCAATCAATAATGAGATATAATCAACTTTTTTCTTTAAAGAGTACTATCACTATTCCTGGTGATTTTTCACTACACGCTGGTGATGTTGTTTTTGTTGATGCTAAAGAATTATCAATTTATGATGAAGAAGTAAATAAGGAATATGGTGGGCTATATATTATAGCAGATTTATGTCACTACATTTCCCCGAAAGAAACTTATACTAAGTTAAATTTAGTCAGAGATTCTTTTGGTAGAGTTGGCAATCACACATCTGGTAAAATACCATTATGAACAATAAAAGCCTCCAACAACACATTAATGATGATATAGATGAATTAAACAATTCTAATGTTAGTAGTCAACGTCGTCGTCATTTGAGCGATGAACTTACTGCACTCGAACAATATCAAGTAAATCATCCAGACGAAGATCACGATCCAACATCACTTGAATTATATTGCGACTCTCATCCAAATGCTCTTGAATGTAGAATATATGAGGATTGATCTGTAATGGAAGGTGGGTCTTTATTTAATCCTGGATTTTTAGGATCACATTTCTATTGGTGGATAGGTCAGATTGCTGATGATTCCACTTGGAGGGATAATATTGTTCCAGGAAAATTTGAAAATAAAGATCAGGTTCCTGGGTGGGGGAGAAGATATAAAGTCCGAATAATTGGATTGCACGATAGAGAAGAAACTACAATTCCTTCTGATCAACTTCCTTGGGCGCAGGTAATGTATCCAATTACTGCGGGTGGAGGTCAAGCAGCAGCGTCTGCTACATCCAACCTTCGCCAAGGTAATTTTGTTTTTGGGTTCTTTCTTGATGGGCAAGATCAACAAGTTCCTGTAATAATGGGAGTTCTTGGTAATAATGCCCAGACAGTATTAGGTACTAAGATTGGAGATGATAAAAGTAATTTTTCAGCGACAAGTGGATTTGCAACTCCAGCAAATGGGGATAAGGATTTAAATATAAAAGTTCCTGCAGAATCTTTAGTTACAAATAAACCAAAGTCTAAAGAACAATCTGAAGAATGTTCTCCTCCTCCAAATGGAGTTTCTGTAAATCAATTTGGATTAAGATCAGATCTTCCTTTATCTAAAGCGCAGTTTCAAGATCAACAAATAGCAATAATAGAGGCAGAAGCAAGAATAAATTCTGGATTATTGAGACCAGAAGATCGAGCATCATTTATACAATCTGAAGTAGCAAAGGGAATTAAGAATAGATGCAAAGAATCTAATTCTTCAACTTCTCCTTCTCAACCTGGTGCAACTAGAGAGCAACCAGATAACCCACACGAATTAAGTGCCGCAGATGTAATTCGTAATGAAAAAATGTTGAGAAAGGTTCCTCTTTCCAGTCCTTGTAAAAAACAAAAAACTGATCTTAAAAATATACAAATAGTAATTGAAAATCTTACAAAAGACATTAATAAAGTTCAGCAAGCAGCAAATAGTTATATTGATGCAGTTTCTACAAATTTAAATGAATCTAAATTGCAATCATTGGTAGATTCTGCCGCAGCAAAAGTTGCCTCTTATATGAAAAGTATCTTTGAGCAAGTAAAGGGATATGTGATTAAAGAAATGAATGCTAAAATTTCTAAAATAGTTGATAAAATATTTCCAAATCAAAGAAATAAAGTTTTGCGTTTGAAAGATAAAAGTACAAGTAAAATTGTTTGTCTCTTTAATAAAATAGTTGGAAAATTAGTTGGATTAATTGGATCATTCTTGGGTAAATTATTCAAAGATGATTCTGGGAATTTTAAAAAAGTTGCACCAGAAGAAGGAACTACTCCAATCGTTCCAATTTGTTCAGTTGAACAACTCACTGGAAATGTATTAGGAAATGTAATTCAGGAAATTACTGAAGGTGTAGATGCTGCTGTATCTCCTATCGGAAATTTAGTTTCACAATCTCTGGGTTCTTATGTTGAATTTGGTGGAAGTACTTCTGGTGATTCTAATACTTTTCCTTTAGAATCTTTATCATATGTTTCTTCCGGATTTGTTTCTGGGAAAATTGATTCACTTGCAGGACAATCTTCTAGTTTTATTTTTGGTCAGATTGATTCTGCAACTGGAGCAGTAAGTCAGCCTTTAACTAATGTAGCAACAATATTAAATCAATCTACATCTTTACTTGATGGAATAACTGGAAATATGACGAGTGCTTTAGGATTTGTAAATTCTATACTTCAATTTTTTAGTTGTGATGAAGAAGAATCTTGCCCAATCAATGATTATCACACTTTCCAGAATGGTGGAGGTGCATCTAAATCTGTAGATCAACCAATTCTAGATAATGTGTCTAAAAATATAAATCAAAATTCAGAAGTTCCAAAGAAAGAAAATCCTTTTGCTCAACCTTCTAAACAAACTGTTTCTGGATTTACTGTTGGTGAAAATTCAAACATTGGATAGTTATACTAAATACTTCTAATAAAAGAACGAAAATAACAAGATCAATATTATATGGCAAGACAAAGCAGTTTATTAGGACCAACACCAAAATCTGCCATAACTGTTGGATATATTGATCCTACTTTAGGATATATTGATAACGTTTCTATTAATGATGCAAACAAGTATGCTCAAGTAAATCCAGGAACTGTTTTTATTTTCTTTGATGGTAATAATAATTTAAGATTTTTAACAATCACTGAAGTAAATTCTTTAACTTATTCTGATCTAATTTCTACTGATAAGTGTAATGATAAACCACAAAAATGTGGTCCTCCTATTATTAATTTTTTCGGAGGTGGTGGCGTAGGGGCATCTGCAAATCCTATTATAGGTGCAGATGGATCTTTACTTGCGGTTGATGTAGTTTCTGGTGGTTTTGGATATAAATTTCCACCTAAAGTTTCTGCCGAAGATTTGTGTCAGTTTGGAAGTGGTGCGGTATTAAGGTCTTCTTTAGGAGAAACTGCTACTATTTTAGAAACTTATGAAGACGAAGAAGATTTTGAAGAATATGTAATAGAAGAAGAAGAGGGTAATGGTATAGTTGAATGGGGACCTGATGGAGAAATTTTAGGTCAATGGAATGCAGATAGTTATGATTTTAATAATGAAAATGATCCAATTGCAGATGAGATTAAAAAATATCAAAAAGTTCTCATAGAAAAACCTTTTTGGACTACTAGAAAAAATAAACCATCCAAAATAACTTCTTTGGATGAATCTTATAATTCATATGATGTTACTCATCCTTCTTGGAATGAGTTTATGAATAAGTATGCAATTTCTCCAGTACCATCTTCGGATTTTTCTGGAAGTGATTATTCTGGAAGAGTATTTACTTTCGAATGGATAGAAGAATTTCCTTATGATGGTCAATATACTTTTAAGGGACTTTGTGATAACATATCAAAAGTTTATCTTGATGATTCTTTACTTGTAGATAATCTAAATGGTTTTGATTCCCCAGTATCATCTTTTGCTGCAAATATTACAGAAGGTTTTCACGTAATTAGAGTTGATTTATTAAATATTCCTATTCCACAAACATCTACTCCCAATAGTTCTTCAAACAATACTCAAGTATCGAAAATAAATCCAAAATTTATAAAAAAAGGAAAGGATTTTTTTATAGAAGTTGAAGGAACTGGAACAGGTAAAGTAACTATTTTAGTTGATATAAATGATTCTCCTGGAATTGCTGGAGTTGCTGCAAAACAAATCATAATACCGTCAAATGATGGTGATCTAAAATTTACTAGAACAGGATATTCTTCATCTAATATAGAATCTTTTGTTGTTCCTAATGAAAGTATAAAAAAAACTGCTAGATTTACTGGAGGAAAAACTTATGGTCCGATTAAAATTATTGGAGCATCAATAAATGTTCCTGAACCGGAAGTAAAAAATAATAATAAAATTGCATTATATGATGCAGATGGAACAGATCAAAATATTCAAGTGACTATTGCTGATGTTGTTAATGAGCAAAATTCATTAAAGGTAAATGGGATAGAAGTACTCAAAGATACATCAAATGAACCAACATCATATCAAATACCTACAGTAAAGTTTGTTCAGAAAAATAATCAATACTATATTCAAGTATCTGGAAATGGTGAAGTTAAAGCAAAGATTAAAATGGATGTTAATGATAGTCCATACATTGCTGATATTGCTGCATCTGAAATAATTTTACCAACAGATACCGGAAATGTATCTTTTAAAAGGACCAAACTATCTCAAATAGATACTTTTACTTCTTCGTTTGTTTCTTACATAAAAGAGGAAACGATAACAAAAAATGTAAGTTTCACTGGTGGTAGATTATATGGTCCAATACAGATTTTGGGTAGTAGTTCTACTCAAAAAATAAATGGATCAAGAAGATTAGATCTATATGATCTAGATGGAAATGATGCAAATATTAAATTTGAAATTTTTAGTATAAACCCAATTAAATCTAAAGAGACATCAATATCGGTTGGAACTGTAATATCTTCGGCATCTTGGAACACAAATCCAATGGGTATTTCTATGTCCATAGATGCTCCTGATCCTCCAATTCCAGTAGAACCAATACCAAAACAAACTGGAAGATGTCCTTCTAATCCAATATGGTCTACAAGATTTTCTGGAGCAACTTCAAGTTGGTACCCTGTTAAATATGAAGTTCCAAATACCTGGAGCAACTTTATGAACAGGTATGCGGTTTCTCCAGTTCCACCTTCAAGTGACCCTGGAAGTGATCAGTCAGGAATAACTTTTTCTAATACTTGGAACGTTAATATTCCATATGATGGATTTTATGCATTAAAAGGAACTGCTGATAATTCGGGAAAGGTATATGTTGATGGAATTTTAGTAACATCATTAAATGGATTTACTACAAATAATCCTACAATTAATAAAGTCTTTCTTACAGAAGGACCTCATACAATTACCGTTGAGGTTTTAAATTTTCCTCAAGATGTTTTAAATGTAATTGATAAAAAAATATTCAGTACTCAAGATTGGAGATCTCCGACAAAATCTGATTTTGTTGATGTTGTTTTTAGAGTTTATGGTGAGGGTAGAAATAGTAATAAAATGAAATTTTCATTTTCTTCAGAAGATAATTCTAGTACATTTACTATTAATGGTGCATATTCTTCTGGGACTTATAGAAAAGAAACAATTAAAGTAAAAGCAAATACTACTTACAAGGTTGTTGCTACATCTTCTCTTGGTACCGTAGAACAGGGAACTATTTCGAATGGTACGAAAAATAAAGAAGGCGGACTCCAAAATTCAAATCGTATTTTTGGTGACCGTATTGCATCTGATAATGATAATGATGATATGCAAATTACTGTAGAGTCTGGTATATTCATACCTTCCAATAAAAGAAATGCAAAAAATAGTGGTAGAAGTACATATGATCTCACCTTTAGAGTTGATTCTCAAAATTTAACTTCAGTTGAAAATATTGGTGGAGTCAGTTATTCTGGTCCTCCATTATTTGCTCATCAAGATAGATCTTGGAGTAATAATTTTATGAATAATTACTCCGTTTCTCCAAAAGTTTTTACTGATATATCACAACCAGAAAATCCAGTAATAGGAAAATATACTTTAACTTGGAGTAATGTTGATTTTCCAGAAAGCGGTACATATAAAATAAATTTTCAGGCAGATAATGTAGGAATTCTAAAAATAGACGAACAAACAATAGCAACATCTACTGATTTTTCAGGAAATCCTATCCAATATATTGCAAATGTGACTCAAGGAAAGCACACAGTGAGTGTTGAACTTGAAAATGTCCAAAGACCTTTGGATAATAAAAATTCTTTTATATTTAAAAATAATCCAATGGGAACAGCTATACATATAACCAAAGATGTTAGCGTTCTTAATCCAAATGCTGCTTCTTGGGCAAGATCAAATCCAATTGGAGTTTCTGCAGTTCTTATATCTCCTCCTTGCCCCAAAGAAATTGGTGGTAAAGGAGTTGTTAATGAGGTAATAGTTGAAGATCCCGGAAATGGATATCTGCCTCCAGACCCTACGGGGCAGACCTATCCAGTAACTCTTGAATTGGCTGATGTTATTGTAACAAATCCTGGAATTAATTATAGTTGTGGAATTGATGAAATAAAAATAGTCCCAGACAATGGTGCTAAACTATCATATGTTTGTGATTCTTTTGGTAGAATTTCAGATGTTGTTGTGAATGAACCTGGAATAGGTTTTACTTCATATCCAAATATTTTTATGCAGTCTCCTACACAACCCACTGGTGTTAATGCTTCGTTTGTTCCAGTTTTTAGAGTTGTGAGAGATCCTATAGAAGTTCCTGAAGATAGATTGATTCAGGTTACTGATTTGGTGGGTCTTAAACAGACTGGATATGTTGATGGTCGTGCTTACTATGGTGCTGTTTATTATGATAATGGAGTTAGATATGCTGGTTATTATAAGACAACTGGAACTCAAACTATAGTTTATGATACTTTACAAGAAAGTATAACTGCTAATATAATTACTCCTCCAAGTGCTATTGAAGTTTCTGGAACTGATGTTTCATCCAATGATCCAACATTGAACATCCCAAGAACACTAAGAACAACAACGGAATTATGATGGTAAATAGTATTATAATTTATAATTTATAAATGGCGACTCCCCAAAATATAAGAAATACTAGAGTTGGTTCCCCAAGAAGCGATGCTTACGCTTCGGGTTCTTTACCTGAAAATAATAGATCTAAGAAAACATATACAACTATTCGTTATGGAAATGACCACGGATCTGTAAGTTTTGGTCATATCCATAAGCAAGCGGATGTTATTGCAGATGTTTTACTTCAGGCTTCTGACGGAAGACACTCTATAATGATGGATAAAGATGGTCCCCGAAAAGGTGGGACTACTATGTTTGCTCCTGGTGTTTTTCAAATTCAATGTGGAGATGATAAAAGCGGAGATGAAAACTCTTTAGTCCTTACCTCTATTAATGGTGATATAATTATCAGGGCTGAAAATGGTAGAGTTCGTATTGAAGGACTTGATATTGATTTAATCGCAAAAGGACCAGACAATACCAGAGGAAACATTCAAATTAAAGCGGAAGGTGGTAATCTCAATCTTAAAGCAAATAATGTAACAATTGATGGGACTTCTTCATATAAACTAGTAACTACTGGTCAGGCACAAATAACAGCAAATTCCACTATGAAGATATATAGTTCAGTGATTCAAGGTGTGACTGATGCTGTTGCGAATAGAGATTCTAAAGTTGGTGGAAAAGATATTTATAGATCTCAAACTAAAGTAAAATAGGAGAAATAAATGGCTTTTTTACTAGACGATTGTGCTGCTGGAGGACAATTTATTTGTGGAGCAGGAAACCCAGTTGCATTAGGAGTAGGGGATTCTAAAATAAGAGGATCTGCTTATGTTGAAGGTCCTATGCAAGTAGGGAAATCAAGTGATCATAAAGTTCCCCGTGCTACTTTCCTTATAGGAAGACTTAACAATTCGGACGCACCATCTGCATTATACTCTCTTTGGGTTAAATTATATTCTAGATTTCAGAACTTTGTTAGAATTGATATTTTATTGAAATGTAAATTTATTGAAGCAAAAATTGTAAGAACCGAAGTTCTTCAGGCATCAATAAAAAATTTTGTAATTGATCATCCAACCAAAGAAGGTAAAAAACTAGTTCATACCTGTTTAGAGGGACCTGAAAATGGAGTTTATGTTCGCGGTAAATTGGTTGATGAATCTATAATTGAATTACCAGAATATTGGACAAAGTTGGTTGATGAATCTTCAATATCAATTTCTATTACTCCAATAGGTAATTCACAAGATATTTTTGTATCTAACATAGAAAATAATAAAATATTTTTACAAGAAAAAGAGTCTTTACCAATAAGTTGTTTTTATCATATATTTGGTACAAGAAATGATGTCGAAAAATTAGTAACGGAGATTGATGAATAATGGCTTTTACTTTTGAAAAGTATGGTACTTTTACTGGACCAGGAACTCCATTTGAGTATAGAGACAATGATGACTTTGATGTTAGTAGTTATGATGGATCTTCTTTTAATCTGAATGATGTTTCTGTTTGTTTAGTGAATAGATCAGAATCTCCTGCTGATTATATTTACATGCATTTGAATGGATTTCGTACCTCTACTCTTACTTTGGAAAGAAGTTCGGGTAATATCCCTTCATTTTTTGTTAATGCAAATAGATCTACTTTTAGTGGAGAAGTTTTTTCTAATGGTGGTGCTCATCGACTCTCTGCTAAAAAAAATTTTGATATACCGCACCCAAATAAACAAGGATGGAGACTTAGGCATACTTGTATAGAGGGTCCAGAAAATGCTGTATATTATAGGGGCAGACTTACTGGTTCGAATATAATTGAACTTCCAGAATATTGGAGAGGATTTATTGATCCTGAAAGTATTTCAGTGCATTTAACTCAGATAGGTTCTCAGCAGGACCTTATAGTAGAAAAAATTGAATGGGGAACAAGGATTATTATTAAATCTGGTTCAAGTTCTTCTATAGATTGCTACTATATAGTATATGCTAATAGAATTGATGGGGAAAATTTAATCGTAGAGTATGAGGGAAATAGTCCTGCAGATTATCCCGGAAATAATGATGAATATTCTATTGTAGGATGGAATTATGATGTAAGATCTTAACCTTTATTTCAATGACACATACAAATCCTCAATATAATTTTAAATATCCTAGAGCATATTCAATTGATACTACCAGAGAATATGATCCAAATGCAGCAAATATATTCGATGATGATCAATTTTCAACTTCTGTTTCCGTAAGTGGAACACTTGAAAGTTATTCATTAATTATTACTGGAATAGAAACTTCTGGAATTTCTACCGGGCAGTATATAAAAACAATTGATGAAGTAATACAACCAGGAACTTCCGTACTTTCAATTGGTATCGGAAGTGTTTTTATTAATCAGGAATCATTAAATGCCGATTCTGTAACAACTACTTTTGAATTTGGTTCTTATCCACTATATTCTGATCCAGACTCATTTCCTAATTTAAAGACAGATAATTTATTAGTAAATGAAAACTTGTTTTTGCAAGGGCCAATATATGATAAAACTGATTACAGTGGAATGTATGGGGAAATACTTTTAACTGATGGTACGTCAGTATTTTGGAGAGATATTTCTGGGATAGGAACTCCACTACAAACTATAGGTATTTGGGATGAAAATTTATTTAAAGGAATTGTAGCCAATCTCAATTTTCTTGATGGAAATGACCCAAATAATCTAGTAGAAGCTAAAATTGGGATTAGTAGTAAATTTGCGGATATTATTATATCTGATAGGTGGTCTTTAGTTGATGCTCAAGATCCTTCCAGTAATGTTTATCGACAATCTAAAGTAGGTATTAACAATAATGCTCCACTTTATTCTCTTGATCTTAGTGGTGATCTTAGGGTAACTCAAAGTGCAAGATTTACTGGGGATGAACAATCTACTAGTATTACTGATGGTGCTCTTACTGTAGTTGGTGGCGTCGGTATTGGGTTTAATTTAAATGTAGGTGAAAGTCTTAATGTTATTGGAACTGCAGATATTTTAGATGATACTACAATTGATGCTTCTTTGGATGTTACTGGAGATGCTTATATTCAACTTCAACTAGAGGTAGATTCATATGTTGATGTTGGTGATTATTTAATTGTACGTTCTACTCAGTCATCATCTGATAAAGACACTGGTGCTCTTATAGTAGAAGGTGGTGTTGGAATTGAAGAAAATCTTAATATTGGTAACGATGTTACTATAAGTGGAACTACATCATCATCCGATAAAGACACTGGTGCTCTTATAGTAGAAGGTGGAGTTGGAATTGAAGAAAATTTAAACGTTGGACAAGATGTTACTATAAGTGGAACTACATCATCATCCGATAAAGACACTGGTGCTCTTGTAGTTGAAGGTGGTGTTGGAATTGAGGAAAATCTTAATGTAGGAAATGATTTTTACTTATCTGGGGATGCAGAAATTATAGGAACTGTGGATGTTCTTTCTGGAAATTCTTCATCTGATAAAGATTCAGGTGCTGTTGTTATAACTGGGGGACTTGGTGTTGGTGAAAATATAAATGCTGGAGGATATGTTACTGTAGGTAGTTTGATAGATTCTACAAGTAAAGATACTGGTGCTCTTGTAGTTGAAGGTGGTGTTGGTATTGAAAAAAGTTTAAACGTTGGAAATAATGCTTCAATAAATTCTACTTTAAAAGTTGGAGTAGCAGGTACTGTAATCACTACAACCGGAATTGGATCAGTTGGATTTGGAACAACTTCTCCTAGAAGAGACATTGAGTTTAATAATAAAGATGTTTTCTTTAATCAAGGTGCAATATATGATTCAAATGAAAATGTGGGATTTAGGTCAGAAAAATATCAAGTTCCCAGAAATGTTTTAACTGCAGTTGGTGTTGATACTGCAGGAAATATTATACCTGGAAGATTTTATGATGCTGCTAATTTAATTCGGATTAATTTAGATTTCATTGCAAATGAAACTATTGGATTTTTAACAAGTACTGATTATAAAAATCCACCATTTGTAGTTGTTAATTCTTCTGGAATTGCAACAGATATTGTAAATTGTAAAGATGATATTAAAAATATTTTAAAATCAATAACTTATGATATTACTAGAGGTGGAAACTCACAATCTGTAGGTGCTGGATTATCTTACTATAGTGGAAATACCTTATTGCATATAACAGGTAATGATACAAATGGATATTCTGTAAAAGATGCCACCATTGTTGCTATTACCACGGCAGCACAACTTGCAAGATATGTAGTTAATAATGTATCAATACCAAAATCATATCAAAGTATTGGATCAAGTATTCAACAAATCAAGGATTTAAGCCTTCAAGATGATTCTTCTGTTGGAGGAAATGATAATTATGATGGGTGTGCAAATGTTGTTTCTGCGATTACTGTTTGTGCGGGAATTGTAACTACAATTATTGGAAACGGACCATCTGCTGCCCCAAACAAAACCAACCCTGATACTAAAATTGTTTGGTCTCCTGCTGGGGCAGATTCTAAAAATATTATTTACGTTTCCAAATATGGTAATGATGATAATGATGGTAGGACAGAGGGATCTGCTAAATTGACCATCGGAGCAGCTGCAGAGATTGCTCAAGGTGGAGATACTATTATGGTTCGTTCTGGATTTTATATTGAAGAAAATCCTATAGGATTGAGAACCGATGTGACAGTTACTGGACAAGATTTGAGACTTGTTACTGTATGTCCTCAATATGATGATGATGTTTTCTATGTAAGACGTGGTTGTTTAATTGAAAATTTAAGTTTTGCTTTTAGTAGAAATCCATTTTATGTTGGGCAAAATACTCCAATTGTCTTTACAAAAGGAGCAGCAGTGGCATTTCCACCTCCAATAGGAATTGGAGGTGCTAGATCTGGATATAAAGAACCAGGACCTGCAACTGAAGGAATTACTGGAAGATGGAGGTCTCCTTATATTCGAAATTGTACTAATTTTATGAGTGGAAGTATTGGAATGAAAATTAATGGAGATCACGCAACAGCATCTGATATAGGTGCCGATCTCAAATGTATGGTTTGTGATTCCTTTACTCAATACAATGAAAATGGAATTGGAGTATCTATTACTAATAATGGATATGCTCAATTAGTTTCTATATTCACTATTAATTCTAATATTGGAATTTATTGCGATACTGGTGGATCTTGTGATCTAACAAATTCAAATTCTTCTTTTGGTAATTATGGTCTATATGCTGTTGGTCTTGGTAGAACAGAATTCACTGGATATGTTAAAAATGCACCGCAAAATTTTGGACCAACAGTAACAAGAACTACAAATGGTGTTGATGCCGGATCTGATAAAGTTACTTTCAGTAATGTAAGGGATTTAACACCTGAACAAAATTTTAGAAGACCATTTGATGGACAGACTTTATTCTTTGAAATTGATCTAAGTAGATATCCTGAGGCTGATACTACTGGATTGCCTTCCACCATTCTAACATCTCCTATGAAAGATGTTCGAGGAATAAAAATAAAATCAGGAGGATCTGGATTCAGTGCTTCAACACCACCCTCTATGATAATAGTTGATAAAAATTCCAATTTTTCTCAACTTCCGAAAGGTCCTCAAGGAATTATTGCTGAATTGAGTCCAAATATAGATGAAAATGGGGTAATAACCTCTGTCGATGTTATAAATAGTGGCAGAAATTATCTACCAAATCAAAATCTAGTTGTTTTGGTTGATGGCGTAGATTCTTCGGTCAATACTCCTCAAAATATTTTCAATGTTGAAATGGAGGTTATCACTCAACCAATTTATTATTCTGTTGATACTGCAACAGAACCAACAAACACCGGAGAAACCACAGTTACTTTTTCTACATTTATTCCGTATGAATTGTTTGGTGGTGAAAATGTATCATTTAAAAGAATTAGTAGAATATTAACAAGTTCTCATTCATTCGAATATATTGGTACTGGAACAGATATAAATACTGCAACACCGTTTAAAGGGGCAGTTCCGATAAAAGAAAATGAAGTTGTTGCATTGGATGGAGCACAAATTCCATTTACTTCAACAGATCAAAAAGGTAATTTTGATATTGGGGAAGGGTTCCAAGTTAATCAACCAACATCAGTGATCAGAGGAAGAGATTTTAGTAAAGCAATACAAGCAGAAGTTACACCACTCATACTTGCATTAAGGTAATATATGGCAATTGCACCACTTAATAAATTTTTAACTATAGCAGTTCCTGTAGCACCTGGGGAACAATTAATATATTCTACACCGACTGGAGTTTCTGCAATTCTTCTTTATGCACAAGTTTCAAATGTAGGAGTGAATACCTATCCAACAGTAACTTTTACTCATCGTAGAAAAAGTACTGCCTCCAGAACTTTTGGAAATACTAGAAATAATAGGATTATAAAAAACGCAGAAGTTCCTCCAAGTGATGCTTTGATTATTATTGATGGTAGGTTGGTATTAGAAAAAAGTGCAGTAGTTCAAGATTCAATATTAATTGAAGGAACTCAGTCAGGAATTGTATCTGTTACTGGTTGTAATTATGACAACGTTACTGGAGTTACTACTATTACTACTTCAGTTGCTCATAATTTTAATGTTGGTGATGAAGTCACTATGAGTGGATTGGCATTTACTTGTGCAGGATCTGTTGGTATTACGACAACAATATTTCCATCCCCTCAACAATCTTTTACCATAGAATCAATCATTGGATCTGTTGGAACTTCAAAGACTTTTGTTACTAATTCTGGAATTGTTTATGATTCTAATACTGGTCTTGGGATAACTCACTATTATAATGGTGGTGGATTAGTAGGTCCTCTTCAAATGGAATTTATTTGTAGCATACTTGAGAATAGTTCATCGTAAGATATATGACTAAAAAATATATAAGTGGTAGAAGTAAAGTAATATCTTTTTCTGGTCTAAGTACAGATAGGCACTTGTATCTTAGTGTTGATCAATCTGAACCAAATTTAGGATATCCTGGAGAAAAAAATACTATTGGTATTTCTGGAACTTATTATAAACTTGTAACTATTGATGGTGGTAGTTTATATGATAGGTATTGGATTCCAGAAGCTCCTCAAACTTATTTGAATGGTCTTACTATTTTTGACGAAGACGTTGCTATTATTGCAGGGATTAATAGCGTATCTAAATTAAATTTTATTGGCAATTCTATAAATGCGACAGTTGATTCTACTGGAACTATTTCAACTATCACAGTTTTTGCTCCAGGAGATCCCGGAAATTTTGTATATACTAGACCCAATAATAGAAATAATAAAGATTTTTATGCTACTTCTTATCTTCAATATGATTATGTAAATTCTAGAGTTGGTATTGCTTCTACTTTACCTTCTGTTGGATTTGATGTAAATGATGAAGTTAGGTTTCGTTCTCGTTTATTTGATTATGAAAATAGTTCTGGAGATCCCGGATCTATTTTAACATCTTCTGGTGATGGTGTTATGTGGACAGCACCATATCAATTAATGTTTCAAGGTACTCAAGGAACTATAGGTAGTCAAGGATTTCAAGGTACTCAAGGTCTACAAGGTCCTCAAAGTGCTCAAGGTGTTCAAGGACTTCAAGGAACTCAAGGTGTTGGTGGTGAAGTTGGTATTCAGGGTAATCAAGGAACCCAAGGTGTTCAAGGTTTAAGTAATCAAGGAACTCAAGGTACTCAAGGTACTCAAGGTCTACAAGGTCCTCAAAGTGCTCAAGGTGTTCAAGGACTTCAAGGAACTCAAGGTGTTGGTGGTGAAATTGGTATTCAGGGTAATCAAGGAACCCAAGGTGTTCAAGGTTTAAGTAATCAAGGAACTCAAGGTACTCAAGGTCTTCAAGGCACTCAAGGTCTTCAGGGGGATCAAGGAACTCAAGGTACTCAAGGTCCCGCTGGAACTATGCAGGGTCTTCAAGGCACTCAAGGTCTTCAGGGGGATCAAGGAACTCAAGGTACTCAAGGTCCCGCTGGAACTATGCAGGGTCTTCAAGGTACTCAAGGTCTTCAAGGTACTCAAGGACTTCAGGGGACTGATGGGGAAATAGGTCTTCAAGGTCTTCAAGGCACTCAAGGTATTCAAGGTACTCAAAGTGCTCAAGGTGTTCAAGGACTACAAGGAAATATAGGACTTCAGGGAACTCAAGGATCTCTGGGGTCAATTGGATTGACGGGTAATCAAGGTACTCAAGGCACTCAAGGCATTCAAGGCACTCAAGGACTTCAGGGAGCACAAGGAATTCAAGGTTCACAAGGAACACAAGGATTTCAAGGAACTCAAGGAACAGTTGGTAATTTCCAAGGTACTCAAGGTCTTCAAGGTCTTCAAGGAACTCAAGGAACTCAAGGGTTTCAGGGACCACAAGGAATTCAAGGTTCACAAGGAACTCAAGGAAGACAAGGAACTCAAGGTCTTCAGGGACTTCAAGGAACTCAGGGAACAATTGGTAATTTCCAAGGAACACAAGGACTTCAAGGAACTCAAGGAACTCAAGGAACTCAAGGTATTCAGGGAGAGAGTTTCCAAGGAACTCAAGGTGTTCAAGGAACTCAAGGTCTTCAGGGTGATCAAGGAACTCAAGGAACTCAAGGATCATTCGGTAATTTCCAAGGAACTCAAGGTCTTCAGGGTGATCAAGGAACTCAAGGAACTCAAGGAACTCAAGGTATTCAGGGAGAGAGTTTCCAAGGAACTCAAGGAACTCAGGGACTTCAAGGAACTCAGGGACTTCAAGGAACTCAAGGATCATTAAGTAATTTCCAAGGAACTCAAGGAAGACAAGGAACTCAAGGTGTTCAAGGTCTTCAAGGAATTGGTGGTATTGGTGGTATTCAAGGAGCTCAAGGTGTTCAAGGAACTCAAGGTGTTCAAGGTTTAAGTAATCAAGGAACTCAAGGAACTCAAGGAACAATTGGTAATTTCCAAGGAACTCAAGGAACTCAAGGTTTACCTGGATCTTTTGCTGGTAAGGGCGATCAAGGTACTCAAGGTCTTCAAGGTCTTCAAGGAACTCAAGGAACAATTGGTAATTTCCAAGGAACTCAAGGAACTCAAGGTTTATCTGGATCTTTTGTTGGTAAAGGTGATCAAGGAACTCAAGGAACTCAAGGTTTAAGTAATCAAGGTACAAGAGGAATTCAAGGTGAACAAGGAGAAGCTGGTGGTTCCGATCTGATTAGAGTAACAAATACTACAGGTGCTGTTGCAGGACTATCGACTTTTTATCCAGTCTTTATTTCTGATTCTGGAATAACTACTGCCCCTAGAATTAATAAAACAAATGATTATTTTGAGTATGAACCGCAAGTTGGAAGATTAACGGCAATTGAATTTGCTGGACGTGGAATTACACCTAGAGGTGGTATTATTCTTTGGAGTGGGTCTTTAGCAGCAGCAGAAGCACTACAACCAAATTGGGCAATATGTGATGGTAGAACTGTAAATGGAGTAACAACTCCCAATTTAGTCAATAGGTTTATTGTAGCAGCCGGTAATGGTAGTTCATATAATGTTGGTTCTACTGGTGGGGAAAATTCTGTAACCTTAAGTCTTAATGAAATACCATCTCATAACCATGGAGGAGGTGGTTCTTCGACGGTTAGTACAGATTCACAGGGAGCTCACACACACTCTATTACAATTACTGATCCAGGACATAGCCATGGTTATGATAAATTGACTGATAAACATAATGCTGCTGGGAGCACTTCCGAAGTTTGGAGAAAACAGGAAGGAAAAACTACGACCAAAGAAACAACAGGAATATCGGCGTCTATAAATACAGCTGGTGGCGCACACACACATAGTGCTACATTTTCATATTCAATTAGTAGTAACGGAGGTGGATCTGCACACGAAAACAGACCTCCATATTTTGCTTTGGCCTATATTATGAGAACTGCTTAAATAACTTTGTAAAAAGTATATAATGTAAGTAATATCAAAAATAAAAGAACTTAAAAATTTTTTAAACTCCTTTGACTTGACATTCCAGAAAAATCGGTCTATACTGGATGAGTAATCAAAAGAGATTTTTGAATGAACGATGAATACCTCACACGATGCGTTGTTGATCCCATTAAACGAACAGTGTATCTGTATTCCAGTGAGGGAACAGAAAAACAAGTGACTTGTGATACTGTTGATGAGTTTATGAATGTTCTAGAGTTTGTTCGTGATTCATTGGATGAAGATACACTCTCATACGCAAATCCTCTCTGAAACTAAAATCGACTTTTAAATCCATTTTAGGTCGAAAAAAATTCCGGCAAAAATTCTCACACGATACTTTTTTAAAATGAATCCTTATCGCATTAACTATAAAGCACTTAAACAAGAATCAGTGAAAACAACACCGGAAAATGTAAAGGAAGCAAATGAAGGACTATTTTATTCTAAAATGAATCTTCCCCAGGCAGCAAAACATTGTGGAATGAGTGAGAAAGAGATGCGCTTAACATTTTTTGAGTATCTTAAGTATAATCCTATGACTTATCAACACTAAATAATCAAAAGTAATAGGAATATTACTATGAAATATAGAATTGATGCCGCATATGTCTGGTATAATCGCGGAAAACAAATTGTTCTTATGTATTTCATAAGTGGTATTCCATTCACTTTTGATGAGTTACCAGATGATTCATTATTTGATTTAGAACTCATCAAACTAGCAGACAATGAAAGACGTTATGAACCAGAAGATTTGTATCAAGCATCATATTACTTAATGCTTGAAGAATGTCACCCTTTGCTTTATGAGTTGGATTTAGAAAATCCAGAATGTTTGCCTAGTGATTAATTTTTTGCCCTTGTAACTCAGTGGTAGAGTGCGATACTTGTAATATCGAAGACGTTGGTTCGAATCCAATCGGGGGCTTGAGTTCTATAGAACTCCAATGCATTATAACTTGGAATTATGTTTAGTAATGGAGTAAAACCATTAATATAAAACTTTGGTATTGTGAAGGAATGAAGCAGTGGCGTTGGACCCTCACAGACAACTCAAGACCAATCTGTAAGCAAGAATCTGGACAACAACCATTTCTTCGAGATGCTATGAACGACGTAGCAAATACTGTAGAATATATGATGAAATGCAAACAAAGTGAGTAAAAATACTTACTAATAATATAGATAGTGAGACACTGTTAATATAAAAATGAATTCTTTTAATTCTTTAGAAGTTTCTTTTATTCTTTTATTATCATTTTTCATAGTGTCTCAATTTCAGAAATTAAAATAATTCTTATGCCCCAATTCATTATATTTTTAGTTACTCTCGCTATAATATCTACAATAGAACTATATACCGAACTTATTATTTTTAATACAACAATTTAATAATATCTATAATTCATTATATTAACCCTCTTAAGAGGGTTTTTTTGTATGATAAATAATCTATAACGGAACTATAAGCATAATAAAATGGGTCTTTCTAGATTAGAAAATTTTATCAAATCAGTTCGTGGAACAATTATATACGTAGATCCTAATAGTTTAGATTCTACTGATAGTATTGAAAATCAAGGCAATTCTTTAACCAGACCTTTTAAAACTATTCAAAGAGCTCTGATTGAAGCATCAAGATTTTCATACCAAAGTGGATTAAACAACGATAAGTTTGCTAGAACTACTATTTTACTATATCCTGGAGATCATATTGTAGATAATAGACCTGGAGTTATACCGGGAGTATCTGCTATATCTGAATTTACCTTACAATCTAATTTTGACTTAAATGATCCATTAAATGAACTTTATAAATTTAATAGTGTTTATGGTGGAGTAGTTGTACCCCGTGGAACATCTATTGTTGGATTAGACCTCAGGAAAACTAAAATAAGACCAAAATATGTACCTGATCCTTCAGATGATAATATTGATAGATCTTGTATTTTTAGAGTAACTGGTGGATGCTATTTTTGGCAGTTTTCAATTTTTGATGCAGACCAAAATGATTTTTGTTATATTGATTATAGCAGCACTACTTCTACTCCAAATTTTTCGCACCATAAACTTTCTGCTTTTGAATATGCTGATGGAGTCAATAACGTATCCTCCTATCAGAGAACAGACCTTGAAATGTATTATGAAAAAATAGGTCTTGGATATGGACCATCTTCAGGTAGAGAAATATTAAATGACTATCCAAGTTCTTTATTGGACATAGAACCAAAAATAGATGAATATAGAATCGTTGGATCAACAGGGGAAAGTTCTGTAATTTCTAGTATTTCTGCATCAGGTAATACTATAACAGTTACTCTTTCTTCTGAAATTTTTGGTTTAGAGGTAGATACTCCTATTCGTGTTTCTGGAGTATCCCCAAGTATTTGTAATGGAAATTATGTTGTTTTTGAAAAAATAAGTAATACTCAATTTAAATATAAAGCATCTTCTACACCATCTCCATCACCAACAGTTACTGGGGCATCTACAGTAACTCTTGCATTGGATACTGTAAATTCAGCTTCTCCATACATTTTTAATATTTCTCTTAGATCTGTTTTTGGAATGTGTGGTCTTCTTGCTGATGGAAGTAAGGCTCTTGGGTTTAAGTCTATGGTTGTGGCTCAATTCACTGGAATTGGATTGCAGAAAGATGATAATGCGTTTGTAGTCTATAGTGAAAGTTCAGGGACTTATGTTGGAAATGAAACTGCAGGTAATGAAAATATTAGTACAAACTCTAGAGCAATATTCAAACCAAGTTATAGAAATTTCCATATTAAATGTATAAACGATGCATTTATACAAAATGTTTCTATTTTTGCAATTGGATATGCTGAACAATTTGTAGTTGAATCTGGCGGAGATCAATCAATTACTAATTCAAATTCTAATTTTGGCGCAAAGGCACTGATTGCATCTGGATTTAGAACAAATGCTTTTTCTCAGGATGACTGTGGTTATATTACTCATATTATACCACCAAAAGAAATAACAACAAAAGAGAATGCAGTTGAGTTTTATTCTATTGATATATCAAAAACAAAATCAGTAGCAAATAATACTAGATTGTATCTTTATAGTCAGACAAATAAAGATATTCCCCCAGATAATGTTCTTCAAGGTTATAGAATTGGTGCGAAACCAATTGATAAATTAAATGTTGTTATTAGTGGTGTTGAAAAAAGCGCGACAATAACAATTCCAGAAACATCAAATTCATATGAGAAAGTTTCATATGTTTCTCAAAGTTCTGGAATCAACTCTATTTCAAGTAATACTTTAACTCTTACAGCAAATCATTCTTTTTCTACGGGAGAAACAGTAAGAGTTTTAAGTAATAATGGACATCTTCCTGATGGATTAATTCCTAATACAGTTTATTATGCAATTAATGCTTCATCTAATACTATTAAATTAGCAAAAACACAAAGTGATGCTATTATAGGTGATGCAATAACAATCAATAATAGGGGTGGAGAATTAACAATTGTAAGTAGAGTATCTGATAAAAATTCTAATGATATTGGACACCCTATTCAATGGGATGATTCGAATAAGCAGTGGTACATTAGTGTAGAAGGTCCAAATGATATTTACACTGCAGTAAGTCCTCTTACCATACCTTCAACTTCTAGAACTTATATTAAACGTAAAGGTGATGATAGAAATTCTGTAGATACTATCTACAGACTAAGATATGTAATACCTAAGGATTTGGGAGGATCTTATGCAAAACCTCCTAGTGATGGTTATATTATTCAAGAATCTAATAGCACTATTGGTAAAAATAATACAGAAATAACGAAATATTTTGATCATACTGGATCTACATCAATTTCTAATCGTAATGAATTAAGAAACTTTAGACTTATTTCAAATGCAACTTGGTCTTCTAATGTTGCAAGTATTACTACAGAACTTCCTCATAACTTGAGAATTGGTGATCAGATTGAAATATTAAACGTAACTAGTACAAATAATATTTCCGGACAAAAAAATACTGGATATAATGGAACTTTTGATATTGTTAGTATTAGTAGTTCTAAGAATTTTTCAGTAAATTTATCTTCTAATCCAGGTACTTTTACTAATAATACTCAAAGCAGAACTACTTCTTTGCCGTATTTTAAGAGAAAAAAATATAACAATGTTTATTATGTTTATAGAGTTGAGGAATATCAAAACTATATTGAAAACAAACAAGATGGAATTTATTATCTAACAGTTCTAAACTCTTCAAATAATCCTGTAGATTCTCCATTTACTCAAGAGAAATTCTCTCAACCAGTTAAAGAACTTTATCCACAAACAAATAGAGATTATCCAATTTCTGATCCAAATGAGACGAAATGTTTTGCAGTATCTTCTCCAATAGGACAAGTTGTTGTTGATGATGTCCAAAGTAGTATTACTAAGGAAACAGTTTCTAAAATATTATTAGATAGTGGTTCTGGAATAGGAATTACTAATATAATTTCAAGTAGTGCAACAACTCACGAAATTTATACTTCAACTGATCACGGTCTTGGTAGAATTACAAAACTGGAATATGTTAATAGTAGTGAAAAAGGAGTTAATTATTCTGAAGGAACTTTTTATAATGCAACATTAGTTGGATTTGCCGGATCTACTACTGGAAGTGGGGCAACATTAAAAGTTGTTACTAATAGTAGTGGAAATGTAACTCAGTTTAAGATTATGGATGGGGGAAGTGCGTATGGTATCGGAAACACTTTCTCTGTAGTAGGAATAGCAACAACTACAGGGCACGTTCCTGTTGTATTAAGAGTTGCTGCAATTTCAAATAGTGTTGGTGATGTGGTTAGAATTTCTGGAGTCACCTCAGAAAGTACAAAAGGATATAACACACTATACCGAATTTCTAATATTACTAATGGATCTTCAAAGAGATTTACTGCAATTTCTTTTGATTCAGTTGCTAATCATAACACAACTGGAATAGGAACAGTAGTTACTAGAAATTCTTTTGTTTATGATTGTGGAAAATCTCTTTCTGTGTCTAGTATTGCTTATAATAATGTTACTGGACTGGCTACTGTAACTACTTCTAGTAATCATGATTTTTATGCAAATAATAAAGTAAAAATTATCGGAGCATCTAATAGTTTTTACAATGGAGATTTTATAGTAAAAGAAAAACTTACATCTACAAGTTTTATTCTTAACGTTGGAGTGAGTACTAATGTACCTGCAGTTTCTGGTACAGTTTATGCATATCCTTTGGGCGTAACTTCAAATGATGGTGAAATTACACCTAATTATGAAAACTTAAGTGGAAGAATGGTTCCAATTTCCTTTGGAATTACTGCTACACTTTCTGCTCAACTTTCATCAGTTACTACAACTAACTTTAGTAGTATTGATAATATTGGAAATTTGGATATTAATGTTGGGGATTATTTTCAGGTTGATGATGAAATAATTCAAGTTAGAAAAATAACTTTTACTGGAACTCCTCCATATTTAAGTAGTATTGATATTCAGCGTGGTGTTTTAGGAACAAAGGCATCAATCCACGCAAGTGGATCTATACTTAGACAAATTATTATCAAACCAGTTGAAATGCGAAGACATTCTATTATTCGTGCTTCTGGTCATACTTTTGAGTACGTTGGATTTGGTCCAGGTAATTATTCTACTGCTTTTCCTGAAAAACAAACACGTCAGATTACAGGAACTGAAGAATTATTATCACAATCTACTAGAAGAGAAGGTGGTGCTACTTTCTACACTGGTATGAATGATAAAGGAACATCATACAATGGAAATAAAAAAACAAGCACTTTAAGTGGAATAGAAGAAATATTTGATACTCCAGTTCCTACTGTTACTGGGGAAGATATTGGTAATGTTCCTAACATTAATCTAGTAAATTCAGTAGAGGGTAATTTCACAAGATCGATAAGTGTTGATGGTGGTCCTGATGGAAATGTAATTTCAGAATTTAAAGGGCCTGTTGTATTCAACGAGAAAGTTACTTCATTATCAACAAAAGGATTTGAAGTAAATTCCCTGTTTATACAAGGAGAAAATGCGGTATCTAGAAAATATACTTCTGGCGAAACAGAACCAACAGTTGCAGGAAATCCTGGAGATGTACAATATAATTCTAATCCAAGTAGTACTGATTACTTTGGTTGGGTTTATACAAAAAATAATGAGTGGAAAATATTTGGTAAAATAGGATCAATTGAAGATCTACTTGGAGTTGGAGTTGGTACTGAAGGAGGATATGTTGGATTCTCTAGTACAATTAATTTTAAAGGAAATAACATTAATATTACTCCTGAATTTAATTCTTCTACTGGAATTTCTACCTTTACCTTTACTGGATTGAGTACCGCTCAGATATTGAATAATTACACTCTAACAGGATCTTCTGGTAATAGATGGACAGTTGTTCCTACTATTTCCAATTCTGGTGTTGTAGAGATTGGAAAAGTTGTTGATTTCCATAATGTAGGAACAAGTACTACTGATTATACGTTTAGACTTGAAAATGGAACTGCGGGAATATTAACTGCATATGGAGATTTAAAAGTTATTGAAGATCCTTTAAGAACCTCAACGACCAATGGAAACATTGAATTGGGAGGAAGTCTAGGATTTATAAATCCAAGTGATAAGTATATTGATTTATATACTAATTCTGGCGCAACGAATTATACAACTTATATTAGATTGTTGAATAGTGATGGAACTTCTCAAAAAAATGCTATTACCGCAACATATGGTGGAGATGTAAAATTACATTATGATAATTCTGAAAAACTTTCCACACTTACTGATGGAGTATCTATAACTGGAAAAGTAACTGCTACTTCTGCAGTTGTAGGTTCTGCTGTAACAATTAATTCTTCTGGTTTAAATGTTACTGGCGTTATAACTGCTACATCATTTAGTGGAAATTTATCTGGTAATGCAACTACTGCTGGATTTGCAACCACCGCAACAAATGCAAATAACATTAATATTTCTTCAATAAATTCAACTGATACTTCAACATATGTGGTTCTTGTTGGAAATGTTACTACCGGAAATCAGTCTCCATTTATTGATAGTGCATTGATTTATGATGCGAATACAGATACTTTAAATACAAATGCAACTAGTTCTACATATTCTAAAACAGTTCCTCAGAATTCAAAAACATCTGCATATATTTTAGATTCCTCTGATTCTGGAAAACATATTTCAATTACTACTGGAGGAGTTACTGTTCCTGCAAATGTATTCTCTACTGGAGATACGATTACAATTTTTAATAATTCCAATACAAATCAAACAATTACTCAAGGATCAAATGTAATACTTCGTCTTGCTGGAACAGCATCTACTGGAAATAGAACTCTGGGTCAATATGGAGTATGTAATATACTTTGTGTTTCTGGAATATCAACTACATTTGTAATTTCTGGTTCTGGATTGAGTTGATTTGGAAATTAAATAATTCTTTTAATATTAATTAAATAAATATATAAAAGGATTATTTAAGGAAATGGCAGTTCCGTCAGTCAATATTGTAATAGAAAGGGGTACAGATTATCAAGAGGTTTTTACTGTTAATAATCCTGATGGATCCCCTTTAGATTTGACTGGTCATTCGGGAGTATCAAAAATTAAAAAACATCCAGAATCAACTACTTCTACATCTTTTAATGTAGGAATTGTTTCTACTGCTGGACAAGTAGTTGTTTCTCTTGCAAATACAATTACTTCTAATTTAAATCCCGGAAGATATTATTATGATGTAATTGTTATTTCCTCCGTTGGTAAAAAAACAAAAGTTGTTGATGGTATGGTGATAGTAAATCCTACAGAATCTCTATAATGCCTTCAGTTTCTCTCGGAAGCACTGGATATAACATAGTTGTTGGTTCATCCTCGCAAATTTCTGTTGCGACAACATCTTTGCATCAGGAAATTAATAAAGTAACTGTTGGATATTCTCCATCACTTAAAGCTACGAGAGAGTCTAATAGTCTTCAGGGAGTTCAGGGAATTCAGGGAGTTTTTGGTGGTCAAGGATCACAAGGAACTCAAGGATTTATAGGAGATCAAGGAACTCAAGGTCTTCAAGGTTCTTTAAGTAATTTTCAAGGAACTCAAGGTGTTCAGGGATTTAGTGGAGAATACGGAGCACAAGGTACTCAAGGTAATCAAGGACTTCAAGGAAATCAAGGTACTCAAGGTACTCAAGGTGTTCAAGGTAACCAAGGAACTCAAGGATCTCAAGGTGCTCAAGGAACTCAAGGTAACCAAGGTATTCAAGGAACTCAAGGTGCTCAAGGTTTAAGTAATCAAGGAACTCAAGGTGCTCAAGGTTTAAGTAATCAAGGAACTCAAGGTGCTCAAGGTTTAAGTAATCAGGGTAATCAAGGTGTTCAAGGAAATCAAGGTGTTCAAGGTAACCAAGGCATTCAAGGCACTCAAGGTAACCAAGGAACTCAAGGAAATCAAGGATCTCAAGGTTTAAGTAATCAAGGAACTCAAGGAACTCAAGGATTTAGTGGTGAATATGGAGCACAAGGCACTCAAGGTAACCAAGGTAACCAAGGTGTTCAAGGAGATCAGGGTGTTCAGGGTGTTCAGGGGACTCAAGGTGTTCAAGGAGATCAGGGTGTTCAAGGTGTTCAAGGTTTAAGTAATCAAGGCACTCAAGGCACTCAAGGTGTTCAGGGAATTCAAGGTACTCAAGGTAACCAAGGTGTTCAGGGATTTCAAGGTACTCAAGGTAACCAAGGTGTTCAGGGATTTCAAGGTACTCAAGGTAACCAAGGTGTTCAGGGAACTCAAGGTGTTCAGGGATTTAGTGGAGAATACGGAGCACAAGGTAACCAAGGAACTCAAGGATCTTTGGGTACACTTGGATTGACGGGTAGTCAAGGAACTCAAGGAATCCAAGGTTTTCAAGGTGTTCAAGGTTTTCAAGGAAATCAAGGTATTCAAGGAAATCAAGGTATTCAAGGTTTAAGTAATCAAGGAACTCAAGGAATTCAAGGAATTCAAGGAATTCAAGGAATTCAAGGAATTCAAGGTGTTCAAGGTATTCAAGGTATTCAAGGTTTAAGTAATCAAGGGACTCAGGGAACTCAAGGAACTCAGGGAACTCAAGGATTTAGTGGAGAATACGGAGCACAAGGTAATCAAGGACTTCAAGGAAATCAAGGTACTCAAGGTACTCAAGGTAACCAAGGACTTCAAGGTACTCAAGGTACTCAAGGTACTCAAGGTACTCAAGGTAACCAAGGACTTCAAGGAAATCAAGGACTTCAAGGTACTCAAGGAAATCAAGGACTTCAAGGTAATCAAGGTGTTCAAGGTGTTCAAGGTTTAAGTAATCAAGGTTCTCAAGGTGCTCAAGGATTAAGTAATCAAGGAATCCAAGGTACTCAAGGCCTTCAGGGTGATCAAGGAACTCAAGGCACTCAAGGTATCCAGGGTGTTCAAGGTTTAAGTAATCAAGGTACTCAAGGATCTCAAGGATCTCAAGGAACTCAAGGAAGACAAGGTACTCAAGGTGCTCAAGGATTAAGTAATCAAGGAACCCAAGGTACTCAAGGCCTTCAGGGTGATCAAGGAACTCAAGGCACTCAAGGTATCCAGGGTGTTCAGGGTTTAAGTAATCAAGGTACTCAAGGTAACCAAGGTAACCAAGGTTCTCAAGGTTCTCAGGGTCTTCAGGGAAATCGAGGTAATCAAGGTACTCAAGGTGTTCAAGGTAACCAAGGAACTCAAGGTCTTCAAGGTTTAAGTAATCAAGGTACTCAAGGTGCTCAAGGATTAAGTAATCAAGGAACCCAAGGACCTCAAGGATTAAGTAATCAAGGCACTCAAGGAGTTCAAGGTTTAAGTAATCAAGGCACTCAAGGACCTCAGGGTACTCAAGGACTTCAAGGTAATCAAGGACCTCAGGGTACTCAAGGAGTTGGATCTCAAGGTCTTCAGGGCAATCAAGGCAATCAAGGCAATCAAGGTGTTCAAGGTTTAAGTAATCAAGGCACTCAAGGTGTTCAAGGTTTAAGTAATCAAGGAATTCAAGGTAATCAAGGTCTTCAAGGTTTAAGTAATCAAGGTGTTCAAGGGATTCAGGGGTCTTTAAGTAATTTTCAAGGTGTTCAAGGAGATCAGGGTGTTCAAGGACTTAGAGGAGCTCGTGGAGATTTTCAAGGAACTCAAGGAGCTCAAGGAACTGAAGGTGAGCAGGGTACTCAAGGTAATCAAGGAACCCAAGGTGTTCAGGGTTTAAGTAATCAAGGAACTCAAGGAACTCAAGGTACTCAAGGTACTCAAGGTAACCAAGGTGTTCAGGGACTTCAGGGAACTCAAGGTAACCAAGGTGTTCAGGGACTTCAGGGCACTCAAGGTAACCAAGGTACTCAAGGTAACCAAGGTGTTCAGGGCACTCAAGGTACTCAGGGCACTCAAGGTAACCAAGGTACTCAAGGTACTCAAGGTAACCAAGGTGTTCAGGGACTTCAGGGCACTCAGGGCACTCAAGGCACTCAAGGTAACCAAGGTGTTCAGGGACTTCAGGGCACTCAAGGTAACCAAGGTACTCAAGGTACTCAAGGTAACCAAGGTGTTCAGGGACTTCAGGGACTTCAGGGCATTCAAGGTGTTCAGGGACTTCAAGGTACTCAAGGTACTCAGGGCACTCAAGGTAACCAAGGTGTTCAGGGACTTCAGGGCACTCAAGGTGTTCAAGGAGATCAAGGTGTTCAAGGTTTAAGTAATCAAGGTACTCAAGGTGTTCAAGGAGATCAAGGTACTCAAGGTACTACTGGTCCAGTAGCAGGTTCTGCAAATCAAATTGTTTATAAAGATGGTTCAAATAATCCTGCCGGATCTAATAATTTAACTTTTGATGGTTCCAATCTTTATGTTGGTGGTAATATCACAATTGGTGGTACTACAGCGTTTATTGCTGTTAATGAATTAGTAGTTAAAGATAAAGATATTGTACTTGGTATTAATACAGATTCTTTTGGTAATGATATCTCTACAGATACAACAGCAAGTAGTGGTGGTATTGCTATTGCATCGACTGAAGGAACTCCATTAATTAGTATGAACTCTGGTGGAGAAATAACACCAGATACCTATAAGCAATTGATGTGGTTTAAGTCCGGTAGTTGTACAGGACTCAATACTGATGCTTGGATATTCAATTATGGTGTTGGTATTGGTACAACCATAATAAGTAACGGTGTAAGACTTGCTGCAGGTGCTATTAATGTCTTAGATAATAAATTAAACGTAAATGGCGATATTGATTTTAGTGGAACATTCTATCAGAATGGAAGTCCCTTTGTAGCATCAAGATGGTCTGCTGGAACTGGGAATAATATTTACCGATTAAATGGTAATGTTGGTATTGCAACCACAGATCCAACAGATTCCTTGGATGTAAATGGAAATATAAGAGTTCGTTCTGGACTTAAAGATTATTATGGAAATGTAGGTACTGCCGGTTCAATTTTAGTTTCAACTGGTGTTGGAGTTTCTTGGGCCACTGCATTTGATGCTGGACTTCAAGGAACTCAAGGTGTTCAAGGTGTTCAAGGACTTCAGGGAACTCAAGGAACTCAAGGACTTCAAGGAACTCAAGGACTTCAGGGAACTCAAGGAACTCAAGGAACTCAAGGTGTTCAAGGAACTCAAGGTGTTCAAGGAGATCAGGGTGTTCAGGGGACTCAAGGTAACCAAGGTGTTCAGGGACTTCAAGGAACTCAAGGACTTCAGGGCACTCAAGGATTACAAGGTAACCAAGGACTAAGCAACCAAGGTGTTCAAGGAACTCAAGGACTTCAGGGAACTCAAGGAACTCAAGGACTTCAGGGAACTCAAGGAACTCAAGGATCTCAAGGACTTCAGGGAACCCAAGGACTTCAGGGAACCCAAGGAACCCAAGGACTTCAGGGAACCCAAGGAACTCAAGGAGTTGGTACTCAAGGTAGCCAAGGTGTTCAGGGACTTCAGGGAACTCAAGGACTTCAAGGCAATCAAGGACTTCAAGGCACTCAAGGTACTCAAGGTGTTTTGGGTGCTCAGGGAACTCAAGGCACTCAAGGTATTCAAGGTATTTTGGGTGCTCAGGGAACTCAAGGAACTCAAGGAAGACAGGGGACACAAGGAACTCAAGGTGTTCTGGGAATTCAAGGATCTCAGGGTACTCAAGGTAATCAAGGACCTCAGGGAACTCAAGGAACTCAAGGAACTCAAGGTAATCAAGGACCTCAGGGAACTCAAGGAACTCAAGGTAATCAAGGACTTCAGGGCACTCAAGGAACTCAAGGTAATCAAGGACCTCAGGGTACTCAAGGAACTCAAGGAGTTGGATCTCAAGGTCTTCAAGGTACTCAAGGTACTCAAGGAAGACAAGGAACTCAAGGAGTTGGATCTCAAGGAACACAAGGTGTTCAAGGTATCGTAGGTCCAGTAGCAGGATCTGCCAATCAGATTGTTTATAAGGACGGTTCAAATAATCCTACAGGTTCTAACAGTCTTACATATACCGGAACAGTATCTGGTGTTGGTACTGTGGGAATCGGTACTATTATTGATATTGTTCATTATGATACTTTAAATTCGGGTACTCTTTCGTTTGAAGGTTCTGCAGGACAACTCTTTAGTATTACAAACAATTTAACAACTGGAAGTATCTTTAGTGTAAATGATGTTTCAGGTATTCCAAGTATTGATGTAGATGCAAATGGTACTGTTGAACTGGCACCTTTTGGTGGCAATGTTGGTGTTGGTCTTACAAATCCAACAAATACGTTCCATATTTCTGGTTCTCCTGGTACAATAGTGAGAATTGATGGCGGCGCTGCTGGAACAGGAACAAGAGATATTTTTATCAGTGAATTTAATACAACGGCATATGGTGGTATTATACGTTATGATAGTACTGCAGATTTATTTACTTTTGGAACTGTAGAAAATTCTACGTTCCAATATGCATTAAATGTTGGAAGAAGTACTGGAAATGTTTCTATAGGAAATAGTACTGTAGGATCCACATTTAAATTAGATGTATTTGGAAATATTCGTTTAGGTAGTAACGTATCTGGTGCGACTGGAACACCTGCATATTTAAGTTTAGGTCAAAGTTTTTCTAGTGGTTCTGCAAGATCAAATTGCAAAATTCGTCTTTATGATAATGGTGCCGATGTTTATGGGTTTAGTGTTGGTTCTGCAGGTGATGTTCAATACCATTCAACAACAACTCACCAATTTTATAATAGTGATGTAGCAACTTTATCGGTAAATGGTACTGCACCATCTTATAAAGGAAATACAATCTGGCACGCAGGTAACGATGGTTCTGGAAGTAGTTTAGATGCTGATTTACTTGATGGAAATGATAGTTCTTATTTCTTAAATACTAGTACGCCTGGTCAATCCAAGACCGGACAATTATGGGCTTCTTATGGAAGCACTTCAATTGGAGGTTATAGTTGGGTTGATGCTGCATTCACTACAAACTCTATTGAAATTGTCAATAATAATGGAACGGTAACTAATTTATCACCAACTCTTGCATTCCACAGATACGGAAGTGGTGGTCCGCAGTTTAGATTAGACCCCACAGGAACAAATGTTTTATATCTAGAATCTGCAAATGCGAATAGTGCAAGAAATCCAAATTCCCAAGGAAATACATATTTTGCTTCATTAAGTTTAACTAGTTCAGATACAAATGGAATATATGTAAATACAAACAAAGTATGGCACGCTGGTAATGATGGTTCTGGAAGTGGTCTTGATGCTGATTTACTTGATGGTCTTAATTCGGCAACAGCAAACACGGTATCCACTATAGTTGCCCGTGATGCTTCTGGTAACTTTAGTGCTGGTACTATAACAGCAGGTTCTTTTGTAAAATCCGGTGGAACCTCAACACAATTCTTAAAGGCAGATGGATCTGTTGATTCCAATACTTATATTACATCAGGATCTATTGGAAATGGTACTTTAACTCTTAATGTTTCTGGTACTGGTTTAAGTGGTTCTCAAACATTTACTGCTAACCAAAGTAGTAATGCAACATTTACAGTAACCTCTAATGCTACTTCAGCGAATACGGTATCCACTATAGTTGCTCGTGATGCTTCTGGTAACTTTAGTGCTGGTACTATTACTGCTGCATTAAGTGGTAATGCAACAACAGCATCATCAACTCCAGGTTGTACTTTTTCAAATGATGCAACAAATCGTGCTGATATCACTACAAGAGTGGATAGTGGTTTTTATGAGCACGATACTGCAACAACTGGAGAAGGTTGGCCATTAACCTCTAATACCTGGGCACATTTGCTTGCTTGTACGCATAGTAATGATGCAAATTATTACTCAATGCAGATTTCCGCGAGTTTTTACAATAATAGCGACTTATTTTATAGATCGACAAATGGAAGTGGAACTACTGCCTGGACTAGAATTTGGAATGCAACAAATGATGGTTCTGGTAGTGGTCTTGATGCTGATTTACTTGATGGTCTTAATGCAACAACAGCAAACACTGGTTCTACTATTGTTTCTAGAGACTCTTCTGGTAACTTTAGTGCTGGTACTATTACTGCTACGTTAAGTGGTTCTGCATCATCATTAGCCCTTTCTAGTGCTACGATTTCTTCAAGTAGTTGGGCTGGTGGTAGTGGATATCACGGTTATACTTATAGTGGTGGTAATTTTAGATTTGGTTTTTCCTCAACTTCTGGAGTTGTTGATGTTTATGCTGATGGTAATTTTTACGCTACTGATAGTTCTCATTTAGTATGGCACGCTGGTAATGATGGTTCTGGTAGTGGTCTTGATGCTGATTTACTTGATGGTCTTAATAGTAGTTCATTTGTGAGAACAGATTCTCGTTCCGCAATATCAATAAATTCAAGGGGAACTTCTTATACAGCATCAAGTTTAGAGTTATATACAGGAGACAATACTCCCCCTGGTTTATCTTTTCATAGGGGTGGATACTCTGCTGTAAATTTATATGAAAGTAATGGATATCTATATCAAGAGAGATGGGCGGGGGGAGGTGGATTAATTTGGCACTCTGGTAATGATGGTTCTGGAAGTGGTCTTGATGCTGATTTACTTGATGGTATTAATAGTTCTGCTTTCTTGTATGATAAAGGAAATTCTCCCACAGATTTAAATACCGCTGGTATGGGTATATGGAGAATTAATACCGGACAAACAAATCAACCTTCTGGAACAGACTATGGAACTTTAGTTAGTATTGACAATTCATCAGATACTGGTTTTCAATTGGCGTCAGATTATACATCAACTAATTTTTATTGGAGGTCTGGAAATTCATCTATTTATGGTGGTGGCGGATCTTTTGGAAGTTGGAGAAAAATATGGCATGATGGTAATGATGGTTCTGGAAGTGGTTTAGATGCTGATTTACTTGATGGTTATAATACTTCAACTTCAGGAAGCGCAAATACCATTGCTCTAAGAGAAGGTAACGGCCATCTTTATATGAATTATGGTTTTGCTAATTATTTTAATTCTCCAGATGACGTAAGTGCCGGAACCATTACTTATATTATGGCAAAGTTTGGTGATAATTATTATCGTTCTGCCACTGCCGCAAAGGTCGCTTCCTTTATTAGTGGTCAGACTATGAATATTAGTGGTAATGCTACTACAGCAAGTAGTAGTCCGACTTTATCAGCACTTTCAAACTATGTCTGGAGTGCTTCCACTCTTCCGACATCTTTTGCGAGTGGTATTCAATGCTCTTTTGTATCTTCTACTGAAGGATTCCAAAATTATGGGTCCGTAATGACAATGAGAACATACGCTGGAGGTGGCGGGTCTTTACAACTTTATGTTCCATACTCACCAACTTATGGCGGGAACGGAATGCAAGTCAGATTTGGCAATTATGATGTTTCCTCTGGAAATTCTTGGACCTCTTGGAAAACTGTATGGGATTCCGGTAATGATGGTTCTGGAAGTGGTTTAGATGCTGATTTACTTGATGGATTGCAATTGCATACTGGAAGAAATAATGAGGCAAATAAAGTCGTAAGAACTGACGGTAGTGGATACTTACAGACCGGGTATATCAACTCATCTAATGGAAATGAAGGTAATAACAGTAGTCCAGCAAGGGTATGGGGTACAAATGGTAGTGATGATTATTTAAGAACTTATTTGACAAGTGCTCTTTCTGCGGGTTATTCAATAAACTATACTCAAGGTTTCAACTCCAACTGGAACACTGATTTCCAAGCAGCACCTGCAGGAAGTACAATTCTTCGTGGTGATACATCCACTGGAAGTTCTACTGGTGGTCCTGGCGGAACTTGGTGGTTCCAACAAAATATGCGACACACAAACTCTAGTAATTTCTGGGGCGTTCAGGTTGCTTGGGGATGGGAAGATAATGCAAACCGATTAAGAACAAGAAATGTTCAAAATGGTAGTTATGGTGGTTGGGTTAATTACTGGAATGATAATAATGATGGAGCAGGTAGTGGTCTTGATGCTGATTTATTGGATGGATTTAACTCCGACAGATTCTTGAGATCCTTAGGTCATCCTGGATATGGTGATTGGAACACCTTTGGAAATGCTCAACAAACCGTTTATGAGATATTACAAGAGAACTTTAACGCTGGGACTAACACCGGAAGTTCTAATTTTCCGACTAATAGGGCATATAATTACGGAACATTGGTAAATTTTGGTGCTAATAGTTCCGCAAGAGCACAGGTCTATATTAGCCATGCTGGTAATGACTTAATCTTTAGAGGCGGTTGGGGTACTGCAAGTTGGCAAACTTGGAATAGGGTCTGGACAGACATCAATGATGGTTCTGGTAGTGGTTTAGATGCTGACTTACTTGACGGTATCAATTCTGGAAGTTTTTACAGATCTGATGCTAGTAATACTGCATTTGGTGGTGTATTTACGTTCAGGTCTGCAGATTCAGTTGATGTTACGAATACTGGTCAAATTAATGGTCTTCAAGTATATCAAAATAATGCAGGAGCAGATGCATTAATGTCGTTCCACGTAGGAGGAGATTTCGCCTGTCACTTTGGATTAAGTGGCGGTGTAAATGATCTGGTTGTTGGTGGATGGAGTTTTGGTGCAAATGAATATAGAGTTTGGCACGCAGGAAATGATGGTTCTGGAACTGGATTAGATGCTGATTTATGGGATGGATATCAACTTTCAACAAGAACAAACTGGTCTTCTAATAGTGCCGGTAATATTGTCGTTGGTCAGTTGTCTTGGAAAAACTATGGTAATAATCACACTATATTTGATGCTTCTAACGGCACTTCTCCAGATGGTGGGGCAGTCAGCAATACAGATTCTCAAGTTGCTTGGACTGGAACATATCCAACTCTTATGGGGTGGAACGGTGCAAATACATATGGAGTAAGAGTTGATAGTGCTAGAGTTTCTGATAGCACATCATCAGTATCTTCATCTGTTTTGGGTAGTGGAACCGCAAATAGTACAACATATCTTCGTGGGGATAGAACTTGGCAAACTATTAGTGGAGGGGCAACTCTTTCAAATGATACGACTACAAATGCCACTTGGTATCCAACATTAAGTTCTGCGACTTCAGGAACATATTCAACAGCATATGTTTCAAATACTAAACTAACATTCAACCCATCTACAGGAACATTATCTGCAACAGTCTTTACATCACTATCTGACAAATCTCAAAAAACTAACATAAGATCTATTGAAAATGCACTTGATATCACTAAACAACTTAATGGTGTTAGATTTAATTGGATAGATAATAATAAACCTTCAGTTGGTGTAATTGCACAAGAAGTTGAAAATGTATTTTCAGAACTTGTTGAAGAAGTTAATGAACATAAAACTGTAAATTATAATGGATTAGTTGCATTATTGATAGAAGCAATCAAAGAGCAACAAGAACAAATAAATACTTTAAGAAAAGAAATTCAAAATTTAAAAAAATGATTAGTACTTACACGGATTCTGAAAAAATGATTATTACTTACGTAGTTTCCGAATATACTGCAGAAGATAAAACAGTAGAAGTGACTTATGAAAATTCAGAGGGACTTATTCATAAAAGAAATATCAATATCCCACATCTAGGAGATGGAAGTATTGATGAAGAATATTTACAAGAAATTCTTGAAGGACAACTACGAGGCGTAGAAAATAAAGCAAAAATTGGGGTGATACAATTTATAGACCCTAATGCAGAAGAAGTTGTAGAAGAAGTTGTAGAAGAGTAAAAACTTAAATAAATAAATTTGATTCTGAAATATTTAATTTTAAAAAAATGAAAGAACAACAACAGCATTTGGAAACTATCTTAAAGCAACAGAAAGATCTTGCAGTAGAAATTCAAGAATTGAGTACCACTATTGCGATTAAAAAAGAACAATTTTTAAAACTTCAAGGAATTGTAGAGTATTTAAATTCTTTAGGAGTAGAAAAAACTCAAGAAGTGCCTGAAGTGCAAATAGATGAATAATTAAATGTCTAGACCCAATCAGTTTTTATCCCCAGAAGGTGATATAGAAGATTATTTTGTGGATGAATATTGGTTGATTGACCAGTGGGTTGGAGACCAATTGTGGGTTTGGGGGGCCGCATCAAGATTATCTGGAAATGGAGCACTTGGAAACGGAGCAACAACAGGTAACATAAGCACTCCAATCACCACATTTGCCGGAGGAACCAACTGGAAACAAGTGGATGGTGGACTTGTTCAAACAGCAGCAATCAAAACTGATGGAACCTTATGGACTTGGGGTTATAATGTGCAAGGACAACTTGGAAACGCACAAGTAACCAATAGATCTACTCCAGTCACCACATTTGCTGGAGGAACCAACTGGAAACAAGTTAGTTGTGGAGATACTCATACAGCAGCAATCAAAACTGATGGAACCTTATGGACTTGGGGTCTTACGAATGATGGACGACTTGGAAACGGAATAACAACATTAGGTACCAGATCCACTCCAATCACCACATTTGTCGGGGGAAATAATTGGAAACAAGTTAGTTGTGGATCTGGTAATACATCAGCAATCAAGACTGATGGAACCTTATGGACTTGGGGTATTGGAACTAATGGACGACTTGGAAACGGAATAACAACAGGCAATATATCCACTCCAATCACCACATTTGCCGGAGGAACAAACTGGAAACAAGTGAGTACTGGAAGATTTCATACAGCAGCAATCAAGACTGATGGAACCTTATGGATTTGGGGTCAGGGAACTGTTGGGCAACTGGGAAATGCACAAATAATCAATATATCCACACCAATCACCACATTTTCTGGAGGAACTAACTGGAAACAAGTTAATTGTGGAGAACTTCATACAGCAGCAATCAAGACTGATGGAACTTTATGGATTTGGGGTTCTGGAGATAATGGACAACTGGGAAATGCACAAATAATCAATATATCCACACCAATCACCACATTTTCTGGAGGAACCAACTGGAAACAAGTGAGTGGTGGAAGTGGTCATGCAGCAGCAATCAAGACTAATGGAACCTTATGGACTTGGGGTCTTGGAAATTATGGACGACTTGGAAACGCACAAACAACCAACGTATCCACTCCAGTCACCACATTTGCTGGAGGAACCAACTGGAAACAAGTGAGTGGTGGAAATGTTCATACAGCAGCAGTTGAAGCAGGTATCAACGCCGAGTACCCACTCTCATAAATACTCAAAAACGATAATGGAAATAGCACTCATTCATAACAACTCATTAGAACTTGGTCCTTTCGGGATGAATGTTCATTATATCAATCAAGAGTTAGAAGAACTTGAAGTAGAAGAGAGAGTATCTCCTCAAAGTTTTTCTGAACTTCCTATTCATTTTAGTGATGGACTTACTCATCTACTTCCAACAGAAAGAGTCATTCCAGAGAACGACCCAAAGTATCAAAATGTAGGAAACTTTACTTGGGAAATTGTTGAAGAAAATGGTGTTTCCACTAAAGTAGTATTCACTTATCCAATTATTGATAAGACTTTAGAAGAAGTCAAGGTAATTCGCAAGCAAGAAGTTGCTCCAGCAAGAAGACAGAAAGAAAATACTATTACTACTCTTACGGTCAATAATACTGAAGTAGAAGTATCAACCTCAAGAGAAGAGAGATTGATGCTTGCAAGTAAACTTTCAGCATCTCCTGGGCCTCATAACTTTAAGTTCCAGAATACTTGGTTAGAGATTACTACAGAAGAACTTCAATATATTGTAAGTGAAGTTGATAAAGTAGTTCAAGAAGCATTTGACTGGGAATTAGCAAAACTTCAAGAGATTGATGCTTGTGAGACGATTGATGAGGTTTATGATGTTGTGATTGTAGAGCAACCAGAACCCCCTCAATTACCAGTAGAGTGAAATGAGTAGAGTAGAAACAACCACTAACTTTAGAGATAGTTTTGGTACTGATTTGGGTAGAAAGTTGGTCACCAAAGACTATCTAATCAGTGTCTATCCTGAAATTGGAGATAAGATTGGTATTCCTCCAGAGTTGTGGACTTGGGGTGATGGACAATTTGGAAGACTTGGAAACGCTGTAATAACAGGTACCAGAAGTGCTCCAAGTACAACATTTGCTGGAGGAACTAACTGGAAACAAGTGAGTGCTTTAAAACGTCATACAGCAGCAATCAAAACTGATGGAACCTTATGGACTTGGGGTTATGCAGAGTCTGGAAGACTTGGAAACGCTGTAATAACAGGTAACAGAAGTACTCCAGTCACCACATTTTCCGGCGGAACCAATTGGAGACAAGTGAGTTGTGGAGGTTATCATACAGCAGCAATCAAAACTGATGGAACCTTATGGGGTTGGGGTGCTAATAGTAATGGACAACTTGGAACTAATGATTCAGGTAACAGAAGTACTCCAGTCACCACATTTTCCGGCGGAACCAATTGGAGACAAGTGAGTTGTGGAGATAATCATACAGCAGCAATCAAAACTGACGGAACTTTGTGGATTTGGGGCAGGGGAAATAATGCAAGACTTGGAAACGCTCTAACAACAGGTAATAGAAGCACTCCAATCACCACATTTGCTGGAGGAACTAACTGGAAACAAGTGAGTTGTGGAGGTTATCAGACAGCAGCAATCAAAACTGATGGAACCTTATGGACTTGGGGTTATGGGAGTAAATCGCGACTTGGAAACGGAGCAATATCAGGTAACAGAAGTACTCCCGTCACTACATTCGCTGGAGGAACTAATTGGAAACAAGTGAGTTGTAATCTTAATAATACAGCAGCAATCAAAACTGATGGAACATTATGGACTTGGGGTGATGGAAGTTATGGACGACTTGGAAACACACAAACAACCGATAGATCCACTCCAATCACAACATTTGCTGGAGGAACTAACTGGAAACAAGTTGCTTGTGGATATCGACATACAGCAGCAATCAAAACTGATGGAACTTTATGGACTTGGGGGTATGAAAATAATGGAGCACTTGGAAATAATAGAATAGACCCTTTTTTTCCAGCATCCATAGTTAGTCCAATTACCACATTTGCCGGAGGAACCGACTGGAAACAAGTAACTTGTGCATATCAACATACAGCAGCAATCAAATCAGTAGACTTTTCACCATTCTAATAAATACGTAAAATACATTCAATATTCTTTATGAACCCTCTTGAGTTGGTCACAAAAACTCTACACTCCTTCAACGAAAAAGAACTTACCTCACAAATTCTACAAGCATTTGGTAAGAGAGCAGAAACTTTTGAGCAACATAATGATGTTGCCAAGATTTTCTTTGAAATTAAAGATTTCTCAAATGCTATTACTTATGGTGAGAAAGCACTTAAGTTAGCAAAGTCAAAAGAAGAACTTTATATTACTACAAAAAACCTCATAAACGCATACAACCAAAATAATTATCCAGAGAAAGCAATAACTCAAATCTCAAAAATTAAATCACAAAATCCCCAAGATACTGAACTTCTTCTTGAGGAAACTTTTTCATACTCTGCTCTGAATCAAAAAGAAAAATCAGAAAAACTTTTATTTGACCTAATTAAAAAACCACTACCAGAAGAGATTGAAAGAAAGGCATATCACAATCTTTCTGGACATTATTTCCGTAAAGATGATATTCGTACAGGACTTCAACACTTTCTCAAAGCAGGAGAAGTGGAGGCATATAAGAATAAAAAGTATCCAAACTATGAGAAGTGGGATGGAACAGTAACTCCAGGTAGAACGATTATTATTGATAGTCAGTGTGGTGCTGGTGATGAAGTGATTCACGTTCGGTTTATGAAGCACCTAAAAGAACTTGGAATGAATCCAATCTGGACAACAACCAGAAAAGATATTCAAGAACTCTTTAACTATAATGGTTTCCGTACTGAACTTGTATGGGATAATCCAGAGTTTCCAAAAGATTCTTGTTGGGTTTATGCTCTTGCTCTTCCTTATTATCTCAATCTCAAAGTAGAAGATTTGGGGCAAACTCCTTATCTCAAACCACTACCACAGAAAGAAGAGCAATATTCTTATCTACAAGAAGATAATAACTATAAGATTGGTACATTCTGGAACTCTGGTTCTGGATTTGAACAAGCACATTTCCGTTCAATTGATGCTGATGATTTATTCAAAGTTCTATCAAAAACTAATTCATCATTATATTCACTTCAACTACCAGACCAACAACCACCAGAGTATTATGAGGTAAATACTTTTGATATTCCAAATCGTGATTTTACGGATACATTTTCACTTGTATCTCAAATGGACTTGGTGATTACTTCTTGTACTTCTATTGCTCACATAGCAGCATCAATGGGTAAAGAAGTTTGTGTGTTTGTACCAATTATGGAATATTATGTCTGGACTAGTAGTACAGGAAAGTCTTGGTGGTATGGGGATAATGTTCATTTGTTTAAACAAAAGAAACCGAGAAATTGGGACGAACCTTTGAAACAATTGAAGGAGTTTCTAAATGATAGAGGAATATAACCTTTCTTTTCTCAATCTAAATATCATTAAGAACAAACTTCTTGAAATAGAAACCAGTCCTCACGGACTTGTGACTAAAGGTGTTTCTACTTATAATCACGGAATGCCCACTCTAATGTATCCAGAACTCACTGGATTAAAGAATGTTATTAAACAATATGTTAGACTATATTGTAATAAGTATGAGATTCCACCTTTAAAGTTTATCAATAGTTGGTTTAATATTTCACAACCAGGAAATAAACTTAAAGCACATAAGCACGAAGAAAGTATTGTAAGTGGTGCATTTTATATTTCTGGAAAAACCCCACTTATTTTTCCAGATACAAAAGTAAATCCATATCCAGGACTTTTAGTTGTCTTCTCAAGTGATTTGGTTCATTATACAGAAGAAGAAACAGAAGAAAGAATTATTATTAGTTTTAATACAGATTACCTATGAAATTTTTATTTTTGGTTGGTTCAGCACTTAAACACTTCCAAGAAGAAAAGTTTAGTGCTTATGATGAAGAACAAAGATTTGAGCAAACACTAAAAACAATTGAATGTATAAGAGAAAAAGTTCCTAACTCTTATGTCGTTTTATTTGAGTGTTCTTCTAAACCAATTGATGAGAAGCAAAAAGAGGTACTCAAAGAAAAAGCAGATTTGTTTTTAGAGTTTTATAATGAACCAGTACTCAAACAGATTTATGAAAATCTAGAATCAAGACCAGAATTGATTACTTATGGTAAATCATTATTAGAAACCAGAGGATTATTGAATACTCTTTATGTAATCAAGAAGCATAATTTGTTTAGTGATAGCCAAAGAGTATTCAAACTGACTGGAAGATACTTACTGAATGAGTATTTTGATATTAAAGATTATGAATCAAAATTTCTTGAGGAAAAATATGTAATCAAAAAGTATGATTATCTTCCACAAGAGGCAGAGAATTTTGATGAGAAAGAACTTGAGAATGTTTATGCCTATCTTTATGGTGCTCAAGGTATGATGGTAACTGGTCTATGGTCTTTTGACCGTATTCTGTTTAATGAGATTGTTGAGTCACTTGAAAAAGCATTTGTTTATATGGAAAAGATGCTTCAATTTACAGCAGGTACTGATGTTGAGCATTCTCTTTATCGGTTCTTGAACAAAAAAAATGTGATTAGTATTCCAAATCTTGGTCTTACAACGATTAAGGGAATGAGTGGTGAGAATGGAGCAAGTTATAATATATGAAACTAGCAATCTTTTATCATATTGGGCAGATTGGTATTGGTGCTTTTGTTTATATTAATCAGGTTCATAGACTTTATACTTCAGGATTAATCAAAGAAGCATCTTATATTCACTTTGGAGTGAATGGAAATCAAGAACTCTTTAATATTCCTAATAATACAAAGGTTGTTTATAATCAAAATCATAAGGAAGAAACAGAAACTTTAATGTCTTTACGTGATTTTTGTAAACAAAATCCAGATTATAAAGTTCTTTATTTTCATACTAAAGGAGTATCAAAAGAAAGTATGAATGCTGAAAGTTGGAGATTGATGATGGAATATTTTGTGATTGATAGATGGAAAGAATGTGTAGAATACTTGAATGATTATGATGTTGTTGGAAGTAATCTCAAAGTTTTGGGACCAACCACTTGGAGTGATGGTAGACAATCGTGGGAGAAAGCAGGAACTCAACATTTTGTAGGAAACTTTTGGTGGGCAAATGCTTCTTATGTAAATACTTTAAGTGATGAGTTTTTGGAAAGTGACTTTAGATTAGACCGTGAGTTCTGGATTGGTACTGGAGATGGTAAAATGAAATCTTTATATCAACCAGAAGATTACGAACCTTATACATACTTTTACCGGGAGAAGGATTATGTTTCGTGAATGTGGAGAATGCACTGCATGTTGCAGTTGGTTAGTTGCTAATATCTATGGATGGGAAATTGGTGGCGGAAAGTCTTGTAAATTTTTAGAGTGTAATGGTTGTGGTGTCCATAATGCAAGAGCAGAGGTTTGCAGAAACTATCAGTGTGCTTGGACGCAACATTTACTTCCAGAAGAAATGAGACCTGATAAATCTAATATAATAGTCTCTGTAGAGAATAATCCAAATGGGCAACATTTAAAAGTATTGCCAATAAATAATAAAGAAATAAAACCTGAAGTTAAACAATACCTTCAAAAGTGGAGTGAGAGTATGAACACTCCTGTGATTTTTATAGAATAAAAGTCGTTTCCAAGAACTCAAAATGCCAGCCTTTTATAACTTTACAGAAAACGGACTTGTTTATAGTTTTGATGACATTTTTGTTCCTGCTGATTTTTTTCGTGAAGGGAATTTGTGGACTTGGGGTTCTGCAATTAGTATTCAACTTGGTGATGGTTCGACAACAGGTAATAGAAGTACTCCAATAACTACATTTGCTGGGGGAGCAAATTGGAAATCTGTCCAAGATTCTTTTAACACATCAACTGCGGCAGCAATTAAAACTGATGGAACCTTATGGATTTGGGGAAGTCAATTTAACGGACAATTAGGAATTAATAACACTGGCAATAGAAGCACTCCAGTTACAACATTCGCCGGAGGAACCAATTGGAAACAAATTACTTTTGGTTCTGCTCATGCCGTAGCAATTAAAACCGATGGAACCTTATGGACTTGGGGATTTGGTGGAAGACTTGGAAACGGAACAACAACTGGCAACATAAGCACGCCAGTCACCACATTTGCTGGAGGAACCAACTGGAGACAAGTAAGTTGTGGTGATGCCCACACAGTAGCAATCAAAACTGATGGAACTTTATGGGCTTGGGGTTCTGGTGGACAAGGAAAACTTGGGAATGGTTTAGTTTCAGCCGTAGCAGTTATATCAACTCCAATCACAACATTTGCTGGAGGAACCAACTGGAGACAAGTTGCATGTTCAAATAATATGACAGCAGCAATCAAAACTGATGGAACTTTATGGGTTTGGGGTGATGCTGCAAATTCATTGCTTGGAAACGGATTAACAACAGGTAGCATAAGTACTCCAATCACAACATTTGCTGGAGGAACCAACTGGAAACAAGTTTCCAGCGGAGGCAATCACACAGCAGCAATCAAAACTGATGGGACCTTATGGACTTGGGGTTCTGGTGCTAATGCCATTGGAAATGGAAGCTTTCCTACTAGTACTCCAGTCACCACATTTGCTGGAGGAAATAACTGGAAACAAGTAAGTTGCGCGAATGCAATTGCTACAGCAGCAATCAAGGCTGATGGAACCTTATGGACATGGGGTGCTGGTAATAATGGAATACTTGGAGAAAGATCTACATATGGTACTAAAAGCACTCCAGTCACCACATTTGCTGGAGGAACCAATTGGAGACGGGTCGGTTCTTCTGGCAATGGTTTTGCTGCACTCACATACGATGACCCTGTGATATAATACATAATAAGAAAGCAATAAACTATGAAGACATTATATTTTCTTGGAGGACTTCCAAGAAGTGGTTCTACATTACTTGGGTCACTTCTCAATCAACATCCTGACATTTATGTATCACCAACATCTCCATTGGGTGATGTAGTCACTGATATTGAAAAGTCATTTAATACTTTAGATATTCAATTTACCTTTGACCGTAAAGCAATATCTTATAATGTTTATAAGGCAGTTCTTGCTAACTTCTATAATCATATTCCAAAATCAACAATTCTAGATAAGCATCGGTTTTGGGGAAAGAATCTTGATACAGTACAAATGTTTCTTTCGAACAAACCAAAGATTGTAGCAACTTATCGTTCTATTCCAGAAGTTCTTACATCTTATATTTCTCTTATAGAACGGTCAAAGCACGAAGATAACTTTATTGATAATCATTTAAGAAAAGATAATCTTCCAATCACAAACAATAATCGTGCCGAATATATTTGGAGATATTATGTTTCTCCATCTTATGAGAGTATGGTTTATGGACTTACAAAGTATCCAGATTGGGTTCATCTGGTAGAATACAATAGTCTCGTAGAAAATCCAGAAACAGAACTGAATAAAATCTATGAGTTTTTAGAGGTTCCTTCTCATACAAATGCCTTTGATAATATTGATAATGCTTGCGGAGAACAAAAGGATGATGCTTGGGGATTAAGAGGTCTTCACGATATTCGTCCAAATCTATCTAAAATCTCACAAAATCCTATTGATGTAATAGGAGAAGAAAATGTAAAACTTTATTCCAAGTTTGATTTATGAAAACTCATTTGTTAGTGGTTCTTCAGTCTCATTCAAAAGGGAATAGAGATGCTGATGAAAATCATAAAAGATATTGTAATGCTCCAAAGATTGAAGTATCATCAAGATGTATTTTTTCTGTGATTGATGCTTTGAATTATGCTCAAGAGCAATATCCAGATTATGAAATAGAACTACAAATCTTTGATGACCATTCAGACCAAGAGTTTCTGGATATTCTTCAGTCACTAATTGATACAGCAAAGTTTAAGGTCAATCTAACACATCTTGAAACTTATGGAATAATGCCTTCAATCCTTCGTTGTTATGAGCACGGAAGAGACTGTGGAAAGGATTGGGTCTATTTTATTCAAGATGATTTTCTTCATCAACAAAACTCCGTTGAATTGATGATAGATGCTATTAATCAGTTCAGTTGCAATCTAGGAAAACCAGCAAGTATCTTTCCATTCAACAAACCAGCAGAATATCATAACCCAGAAAATACTGCGGTTCTTTGTAATATTGTTGTAGGTAAAGACAGATACTGGAGAACTAATATTCATCCAGCAGTCACTTTGATGACTCATAGTAGTATCATTAAACAAAACTGGGATTTATTTTATAAGATGGGAACAAGTAAAATAAGTGAAACGATGGAGATGGAGAGTATTTGTAAGATTTATTATGAAAGAGGATATTACTGCTTTACTCCCATTCCATCATTAGCACTTCATATGCAAACAGAGTGGGATAAGGACTTTTTTATTGACTGGAAATCTTGGTGGAATGAATACGATTTGGAGAAACTAAATGAAAATTAATGTATATTTAAGACACTGCTATTACTCAAAAATTCAAGAAGCACCAGGAAAACAAAGACCTTCTTGGTGGGATAAAGAAAAGGTATTTCAAAACTTTAAGAATACTCTTAATCCAGAAACAACAAACTATACAATCATCTATGATGAACATTATGGAAAGATAGAAGATACTTTCTTAGCACAAGAGAATAATGTTTATACTATTAATTGTGGTGGAGAAGCAAAGAGTTTTATTGAGACATTAAAGTACATTCAATCTCAAAACCATTCTCCAGATGATATCATTTATTTTCTAGAAGATGATTATGTCCATCAACCAGGATGGGATAAAGTTCTAATTGAGGGATTTACTCTACCAGTTTCTTATGTGACCTTGTACGACCATAGAGATAAGTATGGTGAGTATTATGCGGAGTTTCGCACAAAAGTTTTGTTTACAGATTCTAGTCACTGGATGGCAACACCGTCAACCACAAATACTTTTGCCGTTAAGTATTCAACTCTTGTAGAGGACTTTTATACTCATACTAAATATTCTACAGGAGTGGAACCATCAGCAGACCACCAAAAGTTTTTAGAATTATCACAAAGAGGAAGAGTTCTTATATCTTCTATTCCTGGTTATTCTACACACTGTCAAGAAGATTTATTATCACCTTGTATTGATTGGAAAAATTACTTATGAATTGGAAAGATGTTGAAGGTTATTTTTCTTACACTAACCTTTATGATTTAGCAATCAAATACTGTCCAGATAACTCAACTTTTGTAGAAGTTGGTTCTTGGATGGGGAGGTCTACTTGTTATATGGGAGAACAGATTAAAAAATCTCCCAAAAATATCAAGTTTTATGCTGTAGATACTTGGGAAGGTAGTGAGGAAATATCTCATAAAGAAACAATAGAAAAACTGAAGAATGAAAACCTATCTCTATTTGATATCTTCAATCATCATATTCAAATGTGTGGTGTTCAGGAACAAGTAATACCACTTAAAACCACTAGTATAGAAGCAGCAAAACAGTTTGAAGATAATAGTCTTGATTTTGTTCACATTGATGCTTCACACGATTACGAAAATGTTTTAGCAGATATTATTGCTTGGTATCCAAAAGTAAAACCAGGAGGTTTTATTACTGGTGATGACTATGTAATAAGTTGGGGTGGAGTTATTCAAGCAGTTAAAGAATATTTTACAGGAAAATCTGTGGTTCTTTTAGACCGTGGAGATTTTACATTAAACAAAGTTTGGTTACATCAAAAACAAGGAGAAAAAATGGAAGTTGCACTTTATGCTATCTCTAAAAACGAAGAAAAGAATGTTGAGAAATTCGTTGAAATCTCAAAGAAATTTTCTCATACTGTTGTAGTTGATACTGGAAGCACAGATAATACAGTTCAACTACTCAAAGAAGCAGGTGTTGAAGTCTATGAGCATCCACAAAGTAGAGAAGAGTTTGATTTTTCAGTTGCAAGAAATCAGGCACTGTCTTATGTAAAGACCGATTGGGCATTTTCTCTTGATTTGAATGAAGACCTAGATGAGTTTCATCCAGAAGGTCTTGGTGTGATTGCGGGAGAGTTCACATCATTCAAACACGAACGATACAATAAAATAGGAGATCAAGAGACATCACTATCAAATGAAACTCACACTCGTTTTCACAGAACCAAAAACTATATTTGGGTAGGTGCTGTACACGAAAATCTTGTATTTTTACCATCTGAAGAACATCTAAACGAGTCTACTGTTGATACTACTATTAAAATTACTAAAAATATTCATAATACGGTAGATAAAGAACTATTCTATCTTTCAATATGCGAAAGAGAATTTGAAAAAGATCCCACTAATACCTACTATCTTTGGTTTATCTTCAAGCATTATTTTGAAGTTAAAAATTTCGGCAAAGCAATTGAACTTGGTCAAGAATATCTAAATCTTTCTAAAGCATATTTTGATGTTACTAGAATTGATGTGTTTATTATGACTAGTATTGCTCTTATTAATATTAAAGATATTCAAAGAGCATCTAATTATGCTTTCCATGCATTGAGTGAAGCAATGAATATTGGTGGTGATGTTATGGGTAAAGCATTCACTCATCTACTTAACATTGGTAAACTTACTCAAAATCCTAATATTATTATCTTTGCATCTGGATTTAGTTCAGATACAGTAAGACTTTCCGAAAGAACAGAAGCAATTGACAAACTATTCTTGACCAATCTTGACGATATTCCAACCACTGCTTGGATGGGGCATCGTCCTTTTGCTGAATGGATTGTAAAACAACTAAATCCGGAAGTAATTGTAGATTTGGGTGTTGATTGGGGATACTCTACATTCTCATTTGCAATGCCAAGAATTGGTAAAGTGTATGGTATTGATAATTTTGCTGGTGATGATTTTGTTGGAAAATCAAATACTTATTCTTTCATATCTATGAAGAGGGATAAATTACACCTTCAAGATAATGTAGAATTTATCAAAGGTGACTTTAATGAAGTTTCCAAGACCTGGGATAAGAAAATTGATATTCTTCACATTGATGGTAGTCACCACTATGAAGATGTGAAGAAAGATTTTGAAACTTGGAGTCAGTTTGTAAATGATGATGGTGTAATTCTAATGCACGATACTTGTGTTGAGAATTTTGAAGGTATGGAGTATGGAGTTAAGAAATTCTTTGATGAAATTGAACTTCCAAAATGCACATTTACACATTCTTTTGGTCTTGGTGTAGTTTCTAAAAATGAAAAAATAATGGAACAAATTAAGACAACTTTCAATCTATGAGAATTGTAGTTCCTATATCAGTCGGAGAACTTTTAGATAAGATTACTATACTTGAAATTAAATCTCTTTTGGGTTATAATGAGTACGTAGAAAAAGAACTTGAAGAACTTAATCAGATTAAAGATACTATAAAATCTTACACTGAAGAATATATGAATCAGTTGCGAAAAGTGAATCAAAATCTTTGGAAGATTGAAGACAGATTAAGAGTTCTTGAAAAGGAACAAAGATTTGATAATGAATTTATTGAACTTGCTCGAAGTGTTTATAAACTAAACGACCAAAGAGCAGAAATTAAAAGAAAAATCAACAAAGAAACTAATTCAGAATATAAAGAAATTAAAATTTATTAAAATAAATATTAGAAAATAAAAAAAATAACAATGAAATATGATTGGAAAATAAAAGAAATAGTGAAAAAAGATTTCTCAAATAGAGAGAATGTCATCTATAAAGTTTTTTGGGAAAAAATAGGAACCGATGAAAATGGAAACATTGGGAAAGCACAAGGATCAACACTTTTCAATACGGATAAAGTGAGTTATGATGAGTTTGTAGAATATGATAATTTAACAGAAGAACTTGTTTTAGGGTGGATTTTGGATTCAATAACTGAATCATATGATAAAAGATTGAATAGAAAAATTTTAAATAAAATAGAACAAATTAAAAATCCTTCCACTAAAGTTTCTGAATTTCCTTGGAGTAATTAAATTTAACTGATATGATTAATTTTGTAAAACTTGCCATAGAAAATGGGGGATCTATATACCCTCTCATAATTCCACATACAGAATTAAAAGGTCCCGCATTAACAAATCCCTCAATCTATAATGATAATGGTAAATTACTATTAAATTTGAGAAATATTAATTATACTTTATATCATTCGGAAAAGAAAAAATTTGAGCATCATTGGGGACCTCTGGTTTATATTCATCCCGAAAATGATATTCGCCTTCGCACTTGGAATTATATGTGTGAAGTTGATGGTAATATGAGAATTAAAAAGTATAGCAAAATAGACACCTCAAAGTTTCCTGATAAAGAACTTTGGGAATTTGTTGGTCTCGAAGATGCTAGAATTGTTCGTTGGGATGAAAAACTTTATATCTGTGGAGTTCGTAGAGATCTTGATGAAGTTGGAACTGGTCGTATGGAACTTTCTGAAATTGAGATTACAGAAAGTGGTGTTAAAGAAATAAATCAATACAGAATTCCTACTCCAGGAAACAACGATTCTTATTGTGAAAAGAATTGGATGCCTATTCTTGATATGTCATTTCATTTTGTAAAATGGACTAATGGTACTGAAGTAGTAAAATATGATATTTCTACAGGAAAAACAGAGCAAGTATTGGTTACCGAATGGAGAGATCTTGGATGTATAGATCTTCGTGGAGGATCACAAATTATTAAATTAGATGATCAACATAGATTTGCACTAAATCACGAAACTTATTTGTTTAAAAGCGAACAAGGAAGAAAGGATGGAAAATATCGCCATAGATTTATTGTATGGGATGATAATTGGAATATTATAAAAGTTTCTAAACAATTCTCATTCTTGAATGCAGATGTTGAATTTGCAGTTGGTATGTGTGAATATAAAAATGATTATTTAATTACTTTTGGTTTTCAAGATAATGCTGCTTATCTATTGAAAGTATCTCAAGATTTTGTTAAAAAATTTATTTTCGATTAGTTGTGAATTTAATTATAGGAAATACTGCAGGAACTTTTAGTACGATACTAAACTATCTTTCTTGGATGGTTATTAAAGATATTTCTGAAAATGAAATATCTTTAGATTTCCATTGGACTAATAAAACAGATTTTAGTGGAAATACCTTTTACGGATATAAAAATGTAAAAAAGCAAAATTTTTATGAACCATTAATTCATAGACCAAATATAATGAGTCATTTATTTGAGTATGCTCCAAATTCTTTTATGGAAGATTATGAAGAATATGTTGAATCTT